TCAGTAAATGAAGGACCAGTCATCGTTCGTAGGTAGCGGCACCGGCCATCCGAACAGGCAGACGTGGTCGTAGGCCCAGAGCTTGATGATCGGCAGCCCGAGACGGTTGATGTTCACGAACTCGCGCATCCACGGCCACGTGGCGTAGTAAAGGCCCATCAGGTAGCGGCAGTGGGCCTGGTCCCAGGCCAGTTCCGTCCACGGGTATTGCGCGCAGCGGGTCGCTTGGTCCAGATCGTGGTTGATCCCCGGATACTGATAGCCCTCGATGAGGAACGTGTCGAAGCCCGATCCCGCGCGCGTCGTCCATTGCGATGGCAGGTTGATGTACCGCATCAGCTTGCAGTTGTCCGGGTCGTTCACATCCATTGGCCAGAGCAACTCGAACACGGCAGATGAGCATTGCGAGAGAACGGAACTCTGGATGGCGGCCACGTAGTTATACAGGCGCGTCCGCAGGAAGTTCGCGTCGGCGTAGCTGTTGACCGATGGATCGTCATCCGGCGTCAAAAAGGTCGCCAGCGCGCGGCCGAGGGCCGACTCTGCGGCGGCCTGCGTGTCGGCGTCGTAAAACGCCATTCCCGACGAGTTCGCCTGGAACCACCAGAGGATCTCGCCGAACTGGAGTTTGGGTGTCAGCCCCGCCGCCAGCATCAAGCCCGCCATCGCGGCATGCGCCTGCGCGATGTAATTCTGTGGTCCTGAACTGAAGGCAACTTGCGAACTGTTCAGCGTGCCGAAGCCGGTGGCGGTTTCGACCGCCGTGCCGTCGGGGAAGCGTTGAACCCACACCGCGCCGCCGGCGGGATTGTCTGGTGGCTGCACCAGTTCCTGCGAAAACGAGCAGACCGCCGTCAGACCGTTCGCCACGAGCTGGTTGAAGAAATCCGTGCTCCAGTCGCGGAACGCGCGGTTGAGCACCGGCGTCTGGGTTGGATCGATCACCCACGTCACCCCATAGGTTCCGCCCTGAAGATCTCCGGTCACCGAAGCCTGGCCGCTGCCGGTGTTCGAGTCGGGCAGCGCCGTGTACACGTGGTATTGCCACACGCTCCCGAACGAATGGGAAGTGATCGTGAGGACGCTGCCGGACGCCGTGGCCCAGACCCCGTCGAAGATCGCGTTGATGAAGTTGGCAAAGTGCCGGGCTATGGTGGTACTGTTGTCCTGCCCGCCGAACACCGTTTTGCCGATCGCGGAGCCGCCGATGTACAGCCAAACCACATCCTGATCGTTCCAACTCCCGGAGAACGTGACCGTGCATGTGGGATACGCGGGATTGGACGCGACCGATTGTTTCCACCAGAAGACGCCGCAGTAGTGGTCGATCTCGCCCAGCAGCCCGAGCTTCTGAATGTTCCACACCAGCCTCTGAGGCGACAGCTTGTACGTGTTGTCCGTGTCGAAGTCGGTCGCGACCCCCACGGCTGTGGTCGTCGTCGCCGGATCGGGAACGGCGCTCGCCACGGCGCATTCGAGGAAGTCGAAATAGAAGTACCATCCCTGGCTCGACGCGTTCTTGTTTCCCGAGAGCGTGATCACCACGCTGTGCTGGCCCGCCGCGACACCGGAGAAGAGCAGGCGCCGCGTCTGGGTAGTCGTGGCAGTGGGATAGTAGCAGTCGAGCGTCACCGGCGCGCCGCCGTCGAGCGTTGCGGTCACAATGCCGCAGGTCGTATCGAGGCGTGTGCCGACGTAGATGTCGTGCGTGTACTGGCAGTGCGTCTCGATGGTGACGCTGGCGCCGGAAGCCGCCGCCCGGATCGCCCGTCCCTGGCTCCAGAAGGCGAACGCGCCGTTCACTGGATCGTTGCCGGGGGCTTGCTCCCAATACCCGGAAGTGCTCACCCACGTACTGTCTTCTTCGATTCGGACCGACCCCGGCCCGGCCACATTGAGCATGCGCTGGCTCGCTGGCGTGCTGGCGATCGTCCAGTTGGTGACGACCATCTGCCACTCGGTTGACTGGTAAGCCTGGCTGTTCGGGAGCGCGGGCGCGATGGTCCACCAGACCTTGTCCACACTGCTCCAGCCGAGCGCCGTAAAGTCGATGTGAACGTGCCAGGATACGTTGTCGGAGGAGCCGCCGGATAAGTTCCAGTTGGTGGCGGTGAAGTTCAGACGGCTGCTGCTGTTGTTGTCCGTCTGGTAGAACGCCACCATGTTGCCGTCAGCGCCCGGCGTCGCGGTGATCACCAACTGGTTCGGCAGCACCACGGCGGCGGCGAGCACGGCGGGGCCGTTCAGCACCCAATTGACGGCGTTGATCTGCTGGGCAATGGACAGCAGGATAGATGCGGCGGTTGTCTGCGTGAGAGAGTCCGCGGCCGATCCGTCCGAACTCGAAACCGCCACCGGCCCGGAGCTTCCACTTTTCAACGTGATAAAGATCTCGTTGCCATAGGTTCCGCCCGTGGTGGCCGTGCAATTCGGATCGGACGCGTTGATCTGTCCGGCGATGTTGATCGCCACGCCGGCGCTGTTCAGCGAATCCTCCAAGCAGGAGTACGTGGCCGATCCGATTGTGACCCAGTGGTTGTACGCAGCGTTGCCCTGCCACCACATCGCCTGATCGGTCGTCGCATGCGACGCCGAAATTGTCGGGCTGACAAAGGACTGGTTCTGATACCAAAGCGTCACCTTGTCGCCGGCTTGCGGGCTGTTCAGACTGAGCGTGTAGGTGGCCGACGCGCCAGTGCGGCCGGTCGTGTTGCAGGTGATCGTGATACCGCTGGTGCCGAACCACGGCACCTTCTGGCCCGCCCCGTTTACGGTGCAGTCGAGCGTGTTCCAGTCGGTCCAGGCGTTCTTGAGCGACTCCCAGGACTGGATGCCCTGCCATGTGACGTCGAAATCAAGAACGAGCCCAGTGAGATCGCCGTCGGGAAGATACGAGAAAAGCGGGTGTCCGAACGGATCGTCCTTCTGGAACAGGACCAGTACAGCAAAATCGGCGAGGTCGCGGAATACGCCGGAGACGGTGAACCCTGTGTCGGACGCACCCCATAGTGCCGCCGCCGCGCCATAGTCGTCGAAGCCCTGCAGCGCAATGGTGCGATGCGGTTGCAGTTTGTAAATCTGGTCCACGGTGGTTTACGAGTAAATGAACACCGAGAGGTCCGATCCGGGGAATGTGGTTCCAACCGCCGTGATGCCGATTGAGACCGCTGTATTGGCCGGGATCTGCGACAAAGCGCCAATCTGCGACGGCGTTGCGACCACCACGGTCTGGCCTGCCGGAATGGTCAATGTCAACCACGCCGTGGTGCCCACATAGATCGTGAATGTGATCCCTGAGCCGGTCGGGGCGGCCTGCACATAGCCCTTCACGTCGCCGACGGTGACCGGGCGATTCAAATACAGAGGCTGGGATGCATTGGACTCGACGCCGAGCGTCCCTTGCATCTGGAAGACGAGGCCGGCGACCTTGGAGAGTCCCTCCGCGCCGAACACCCAGTCTTCACGGATGGGTGCGTCGCCGTCGGGCGACTCGTTGCCGTTCACGTCCACCGTGAAGCCTGCGATCACGAGCGTCTCGTCCACGAAATTGTTCGTGGGCATGTTGATCGTCGTTACCGCCAGTGGGTTGCCGTTGTCGAGCGAGGTCGTGTCGCAGGAGTACGGCCACATCGGCTCCTCGACGATCCACACATCGCCGGGGTTGATAAGCATGGGGAGGTCCCACGTGAGTGTGGTCGCCGTGTTGGAGACGATCTTGCGCGGCGGCGTGCCGCGCGAGGCGCCCTGAATCACGCGGATCAGGTTGCCGACCTCCGCTCCGGGCGTCATCCCCGTGGGATAGGCGATGTTCTGGCACCCGGAGTCCGTGATCGAGGTAAGGTTCGCGGAATTTGAGGCGTCGGCGTTGAACCGCAGAACGAAGCAGTCGCCCTCCTGCACGATGCCGTTAGGGTCGGGAGTGACGCCGACGGTACCGGTGGTCTGGTCCCACGAGGTAATCTTCGCGCTGAAATACGGCGTGGAGGCTTCCGGCCTGCCGATGATCGAGATGATACGGCCCACCGGCGTCCACGATGGATTCGTGGATGGCGGCGCGCCCTGGAGATACCCAGTGACGAGCGTGCCTGCCGACACGCTGTCGACGGACCCACCGATGATCCCACCGTGAATCTCATGCTTGGCCTTCAATCGGACCTTGCTGACGTAGGGCGACGGGAGGGCCCACGTCGAGCGCACCAGCGGCCCGGCGAACGTGATTGAGCCGGGCGTGTAGGTGTTGTTCGCGCCCGCCGTCAACGTTCCAGTGGCCTGCGCGCAGATCAGATCGTCCTGCGTCGCGACGAATAGCACGTAAGAAACGAGACCCGCGACCGCCGGCCAGGTGATGCCTTCCAACGTGAACGTGTCCGTTCCAGAGGCCGAGGTTCCGATGATGGCGATATTCGACGGGGCCGAAGGAAGCCCGCTTGAATCTATCGCGCAGATAGCCACGCGCAGCGTCGCGTTGGCTGGCAATGATCCGCCCGTCGCGGACTGCGAGACCGATCCGATACCGGGCGCACCCGCGCCGGTGGCGCTGAACTCGTTCACCGGCAGCTTCCCGGTCACAACCAGGTTCGCAAGCATGCTGCCGTCGGCCATCTGTGCGTAGGACTGGTCGGTATCGAAGGTCCACTCGCCCGGAAACAGCGCGTCATTCGCCGCCGCCTGCACCTGGTACGGTGCCCACGCGGGGGCGAGCGGGATCGCATAATACAAGGCCGGAAGGGGCGCGGGCACCACGTCCATCGGCTTCGGGCCAACGTCCAGGTCGTACATCGAGTCGGTGACGGTCTGCCCCTCGATCTGCACTGACCAGTCCTTCTTCAGGCTCCATCGCTGAATGCGGAAGCACATCGTGATGACCTGGAACGAAAGGCCGCTCCCGGATGGAGGCGCTGGCGACGTGGTGATCGTGGAACCGTCGCTGCTGACGGCGGTGATCGTCACCTGGGCGCCGCCGATCACGATTTCCTTGTTGACCAATTCCGAATCCCCGGTCGCGCTTCCGGCATAGGTCCACGGATCGCCGCTTACCCACGTTGCAGTGCTGCCGGAGACGTTGCATGTGCCATGGAGGCCCGGAATGTCCGGGTGGGTCATCGAGACCACTTGCCCGACCTCGTTGCCGAGGCCGAGTAACGTCGTCTGCCACGCCGCCGTTCGCGCGTCGCGCCATTCCGCGGGAGTCACGCCGCCGACTTCTTCGCGCGTCCGTGTGGCCGCGATCCGCAGCGCCTGGCTGAGTGACGAACAGCCCACCGAGTGCATCTGAGTCGTGAGCGGAGATCCGGCGCGGCCGTAGTAAGCCGCGTGGCTCTTGTCGCAATAGTCAGCCGTGTTTGCCTGGTACTGATAAGCAACATCGGCGAACGAAAGCACCAGGTGCTCGAAACCAGCCTGGATCGGCGTCAGCCGCAGGGTCTGAAACAGAGAATTCGCGAGCGTGTACGCATCCACCGCGCTGGCGTTGATCCGGCAGCCGAGCTTCAGCTTCCCGAACTCCCACGTATAGAAGCCCAGGCAGCAGTTGAGCACCTCGGTGAGCCAGTCGCGGAACGGCTTCTGGCTGCTGATGACTCCCTGGAATTGGAACTGGGTTTCGGTGCCCTGGACGCTGCTCTCCGTGACATACCCAAGCGAGAGCGCCTCCGTAATCGACATGGTGGTCTGCACTCCGGTTCCCTCCGGAGGCGGCGGTGGCGGGCTGGTCCAATACGAAAACGAGTAACTGCCGTCGGGGTTGAGATTGATCTGCGGAGCGGTGAGCGCCTCCCCTGCGGTGGTGAGAGCATAGTTCACGATTGGCGACGTGACGCCCAGGATCGGGGTCACTTGCGCCGCGGCGATTTCGGCCGCGCCACTTCCGTCACCCACTATCAGCGACGGCAGCACGAACGTAGCGAGCTGCGCGGACGACGTCGGGCCGGTCCCGCCGGCGGGGTTCGATCCCGTGGACGGATCGCCAAACAAACCCATCGCGCGCAGCAGCATGTTGACCGCAATCCAAAATGGATTGATCAGTCCCCTGACCCCTGTTCGGTTGCCGCTTTGGTCCCAGGTCCAGCCCCACATGCCGTAGTCGATGGGGACCGTCATCTGGTGCTGGTCCGGCGTGCTCGGTTGAATCGTGGTGGACTTGACGATTCGAATTTCGCAAGCCGCCGTGCCAGCCGCGTAAACATTTGGCTCCCAAACTTGCGGCGATCCTTGGCCCAGCGAGAAGTAGTCGCTGCTCGCGTTCGCCGGGTCGTTGCCGGTGACGTAGCGGAGCCCCATGCCAGGCTGGTATTTCGTGATGTTCAGGTTGCCGTTGACCGCCAGTCCTTGCCAGAGGTAGCCATCGACCATCGGAGCGACCACGTATTTGTAGCCATCCGCGTTCGTGACGACAGCCGAAGGGGTGAATCCACCGAGAGGTCCGGCGCTCAAGATGCCGAGCGAGTCCGCATAGCCCGATTCATCGCGGTAATCCACCATCAGCGCGGTAGCCATGAACGCATAAAGCGGATTGCCGCCCGAGTTGCACCAGATCTCCGGCAGTGCCAGGCCCCAAACCGTATCGGAGATGATCGAAGTCGCCGTGACGGTGTTCCGGCCGAAGCCGAGGAAGCCGGTGGAGTCATCCTTGATAACGACGCCCTGCGGATCGGCCTGCTGCCCGCCGAAATAGGGAGACATGCCATGCACCTGGCAACCGTTCGCCGATTCAAGGTAGTAGTCGCAGCTCGTGGGATCGCCGCCAGCCGCCGTCACCGCCGAGGCACTGCGCCCCTTGCTGGCCCACGGGCAGTTCACGCCATCGTTGTAGGTCTTCCAGCACTGGCGGCTGACCTGCCGCTCCGGGTACTGGTTCATGATCTGGAAGAACCCGTCGGAGCAGGTCACCGGGAAGATCGATGTCCCGTCGCTGGTGAAGTTTTGGATGACACCTTTCCAAAGCTGCAACAGAATCCCGGAGTTCACGTGGAAGAGGCAGAGGTCGATCTCGGCGTACTTCAGGTCCGTATCGTTGGCAAGCTGCGTCATCACGCGGTCGCCGTTGCCGAAGGTGAAGCGGACGTTATCGGACGTGCCTTTGATGTCCTGCGAAATCAGGACGTCGGAGCCGGGCTCGCCGATCCCGATCAGGCGCGGCAGGTATAGCTGGCCGCCCACCGTGACGCGCCGGTCGGAGACAAAGATGTCCGCGACGGCGGCCTCGCGCACGCGGATGTGGACCAGCGGAACGATCTGCGGGACTTCGGAGAGCAGGGCGGTGGAGAGCGCGGGCGAGGGGAATCGCAGACAGGTAGAGTTGACGGTGTAGCTGGGCGCCTGGGTCGGATCGACAACCTCGATGAAGTTCAGTCCAACCTGGACGGCAGTGCGCAAGTACTCAAACGAGATCGGCACCTGCTCGAATGTGACCAGCACGCCGGTGGTCGTTCCGTCGGCGTTCGGGACGGTGTAGGTGAATGCCTGCCACGGCCCCTGCATCGACTCCCAGAAGGCTTTGAGCTGGTTGGCTTCCGTCCAGCCCAGGTTCGACCGCTTGAACTGAAACTTGCGCGGGCCGATACCGACGTAATACCGCTGCTCCTGCTTGGCATCGAGGCTGCCGAAGCGGTGAACGATCACGGGGCGCTCGACAGAGAAGCCGAACGGGTATTGTGTCGTCAGCGGGAATGTCTGGCCGGAATTGATAACAGTGGGGACGGCGATGCGGCCGATGGTGTCGGGCATAGACTAGGGCTTACCCGGAAAAGAGGCTCTCAATGCCGTTTCATATTCAGAGCACCCGCCACGAATAGTCCGCGGATTGCATTCGAACCGACATTAATGTGTCATAACGCTTTGATCATCAATCCATCAAAAGCAAGATGGCTGAAAGCCGGACGAAGACGGGGCGACGCCGCGTCGAATGGAACCCGGCGCTGAAACACTAAAGCACGACAGACCTGTTGCTCCGAGTGTCAGAAGCCCAATCGGTACTTAACCGGCGAGGTGTGTGCCCATCGCTGTCACGCGAAACGCTAGAACGGTTGGTCGGTCACGGCTGTATAAGCTGTACCGGGCGCCCACCTAGCCTGCATATCGGCGGAAAAGTCCGACCAGGCGTTTCCATTTCCGGTCAATGCCTGATAGGTGGCCGCCAGTGTAAGGCCACCGCAGGCGACGATGTCCGACCACGCCATCATCTTGACGCGGTTCAGCCAGTTCAAGAACAGCACGCTGCAGCCGACGGCAATCGGATCGACATCGCTTAGCCGCGTGCGGCTAATCCAGTCTGGCCTCGGGTTTTGTTTGAGCCAGATGGGCGCGCTGACCGTTGCTTTGGACTCGCCGCCTGGGTGTAGCTCTCTGGCCAGAACTCGCGACAATCCTTCGCCTGTGTTTTCAGCGCATGGCCAGCCGGTTAACTTGCAAGAGAACACCTCGACCACCTCGGCCATCAACATCATCGCGTGGTAATCGGTCACGCCGGCCGGCGTTTGCGCTGCCTGCGCCACGTAGCCGATGCTGATCTCTGTGCTGGCGCAGCTCCCGTGGCTGGCGCCCTTGGTGAAGTCGTCGAGGTAGACGTTAAAGGGCAAGTGACTCGGAACGCTTCCGGCAAAGATAGCTAGGAGCTTGCCGTAGTCGGACTCGCAAGTCGCCGCCAGATCCGCCGCGACGCCTTCCGCCCCTCCGGGAAGACTATGCTCAACAAAAAACTGAAAATGGGTCGTTTTGCCGATAGGATCGTAGTTTTGCGGTAAACCAGCGGCCATTTTGCACTCCCGAGTTAAAATTTCCAAGATACGCCGGCGCTCGGCCCGATCGCCCATGCGTCGTAAGACTTGCCAGTGACGTTAGAAGAAAGTCGTGAATAGGCGATCTGTAGCGTGATGGTCGGACTGCCGAAGTGCTCAGCTACGCGAGCCTGTGCGGTGTCTGGTGGATCCCGCCGAAACCAGCGCACCGGCGGCGAAAAGAGCACCGTTAACAACGGGCTGACGGTCCAGTCCCGCTCGGCGGCAGTCTGCGGCGTCCCAGCCGCCGCAGCAGCGGTGTCCTTCCATACGCGTGTAATATTTGCGCCGAGACTTACGCTCCAGTGGGCAGCGTAGCCGTAAGAATCCAGGCCGTTGTTGGAGTTGTAGCCAAATGAAGGCGAGACCTTCAGATATGTACTGTCCGGCGAAGACGTCGCAAAACTGCGGCCGACTTGGGCGGACAATCCAGCCTGCAGCGTGACGAACCGGTTGGAGATCGGCTGATCCTGAGGATCGCGCTCCAATCCTCTTCCGCGCTCCCAATAGCCCCAATCCCAGAGTTTGTCGAGACCCCCGTAGAGCTTGCGCACCGTGCCGGCATCGGTCGAAAAATCTGAGTTGTAGGCCGTCTGGGAAGAAAAGGCGAGGAACGGCTGGTATTCTTGGTCGTTTTTCCCGGAGACGTGTTGGATTTCGAAACTATACGATGCAGGCGAAGTGTCGGTTCCGGCGCTGTTGGAGTACCGATTGATTACGAGGTCGGTTACTCCGCTGATCTTGACGCCCCCTAGTCCGGCGAAGTGATCGGTAAACCCCAGACGAACGTCGGGTGAAAACTGGAGCGCTGAGGTCCCGCCTGACGGCAGCGAATTCGCATTCGAATCCCAGCTGAAGGGGGCCAGAACATTAAACGCGAACTGTGGTTTCCCCTCGGGCGGCGGGCCGGCGCTAGCGGCATCGGTGTTTCCGTAGATCCTCTGCGGCACAAAAAAGTTGCCAGTCACCAGGCCGCTGGGCCCGGTTGCGAACAACGCGTTCAGCCGGTCATTTAAGAAATCGAGCTTGGCAGCGGTCGCCGAATCAACGGCCTGTGCTTGCGCCACGACCGGAACCCCGAATGGGGCCACGAGCATCGCAAAGCCTATCCAAAGCAGGCGTCGGTAGGAATGGATCATCGTGTGCGCCGTTAGGTTAAAAACTGTATTCTGAACCAGGATTTCCATTTTGGCACTCGGATTAGTATACATCGTCCAGCAAATGAGAAAATGCTCCAGCGACACAGGAGGCTTCCTCACGCAACTTCCACTAATTCCAGTCCTTGCACATTGGTGCGCGCGAGATCCGTTGCCTGCGCCCAGTTGCCGCGGAACACGACCGTCACGCGACCCTGCGTGTTGTTGCCGGTGGGGTCGTAGTTGCTCCCGATCTGCTGACCCGACGCCACGTCGAACGGATTGTAGAAGGCGAACGGGGTCAGGCCGGCGTTCTGCGAGACCCAGAACGTGTAGAGCGCCGAAAGCACTGACGCACTCAATCGCTTGCTGAGCCGGAATGTCCGCCGCGAGGTCTGGGCGAGCTGCGACCGCTGGACCGTCCCGTCGTGATACTGATTCTGAAGCTGCGCGTACTCCCGCAACTCCGTGAACGCCGTGCACAGCGATGCCGGCATCACCCCGTTGGGCTCGACTTGTGTGAGGTTGCCTGGCACGGCGATCACGCCACCGTCAATCCGGGTAGCTGCATATTGGCCGATTGCTGCGTGCGCCCGTAGCTCGAATACTGCGCCGCCATCGCCTGGTCGGTGACGAACTGCGGCGTCACGAACTGGCCGGTCATGAAGTTGGCGGCGTCATTGCCACTGATGCTCAGCGACATGTACGTCGCGCCGGTGCCACCTGCGGTGTTTGGGTTGCCCGGCGTGGGATAGGTCCCGGCCGCGATCCCGCCGAGCGTCGGGATGTTCGAAGCGTAGACGTGCGCCTGGCCATCCTGGTAGCTGGCCTGTTGATAGAGCTTGCCGCCCTGCTCCACCAAGCTCCCGGCGTAAGGCGTCGTGGCAGACAGTGGCATCTTCTGGCCCGTGGCTTCCGAGTACAGCATCACGAGTTGACGCACGCTCGGCGACCGCACGGCCACCGCGATATCGCCACCGAATTGCGACTGCGCGATCTGCACCACCTGCTTGATCGTGCCGCTGTTCTGCGGGATGTCCACACCGTATATGCTCTTGATGTCGTCATGAGCCTTCCTTTGCGGCGACTCGATCCCGAGGAGCTTTTCGGCCACTCCGGCAGTGAAACCTGCCGCCGCTCCGATTGCGGCTCCCAGTGGACCGCCCATCTGCTCGCCGATCAGCGCGCCTCCGGCCGTATCTTCAAGAGCGCCGGTCCACGTCCCGCGATTCGATCCGAAGAGACCGCTGGTCGCGAGCATCATTCCGGCGGCACCGGCTGCGGGCGACTTCGCGACGCCCTGCACGCCGCCCCAGAAGTTGCTGTCGGAAGCGTCCCAAGCCTTCTGGTTCCAGACCGTTCCTTTCAGGTTGGACAGCGTCTTCGAGAAGCCATCCTTCGAGAACATGCTGTAAATGCCGGAGGTCCCGCCCTTCGCACCGGCCCCGCCGCTCCCCAGAATCATCGCCAGCGGGTTCATGCTGGCGGCGGAATGGGTGACCGGCAGGTTGGCCAGGTCGGCGAAACTCGGCCCGGACACCGAAGCCACCCCACCGGCACCGCCGGAAGAGACCGGAGCGCCCCCGCCGCTGGAACTCCAGGGAGCCGGGGAATAGCCGCCCCACGCCACTTGCATGCCACCGCTGGCCGGCGCAGCCGCCGAAATCGATGGAATGGCGATGCTCGGCACTCCGCCACTTCCGGCAGACACGTGCGGAGCCGCGATCCCCATCCCGGCGGCGAGAATGCCCGTCAACGCCGCCATCACCGCGCTGTTCTGCATGGTCGCGGCGGTGTTCTGGTCGGTGGATACGCGCACCGGGTCCTTCGATGTGCCGCGCAACATCCCGTTTAGTCCGCCCTGTCCGTCCGGCCCGTAGATGATCGGATGGAGAATATTCGCCGCCGCGCCGCCCAGCGTCTCCGTGACCGGCTTGAGCACCGCAGCGTGAATCGTGTTCACAAGGTCCTTGCCGAAGTTCTTAGGCTTCGTGAATAGAACGTCGATCAACTTCTCGGCCTGTTTCTGCAGGTTGTCGAATTGCGACTGGATCTCCTGCTGGCGTTTCTGCTGGAGCTGCGCCTCCTTTTCCTCGAACTGATCCTGCGCCTGGGCGATTTCAGTGAACAGGTCCTTCTGCGCCTGCGCCGCCAGGACGGAGCGCTTGGCCGCGTTCTCTTCCTTCGATATCCGCTCGGCTTCGATTCCGGCCAACTGGACGGCCAGGTCGAGTCGGATTTGGTAGGCTTCCTGCGCTGCTGCCTCTTCTTTTCGCGCCGCCATCTCCCGCTTTTCGGCCTCGGACATTGCCATCGGCGTTTCCTGACCGGCAGTCAGTTCCGCCATGCGCGCGGATCGCGCGGCGCGCCGCCGCAACTCATCCCGCTGCTCCTGGACTCCGATGTCCTCGATCCGTTCCTGCGCGGCGAAGCCTTCCTCCCACTCCTTCATCTGCTCTTTGGATGGCATCATGAGGGCCAGCATCTTCTTGCTTTGCTCTGCCCTTTGCTTCTCTTCGTACTTCTCGAATTCCTCCCATGCCTTCTTCGATATGACGGCTGCCTGTTCGTCCGCCGCCTTGCGGATCGCCGCAATCTCCGATTCCGACGCCTTCACTTGCGCGGCCTGCTTCAGAAGCTGGTCCCGCTGATAGTAGATTTTCCCAATCGCGTCCAGTTCAGATTCATCACCCTTCTTCTCGAACTCGGCCGCTTGGCGACGAAAGTCCTTGAGCTGCTCCGCGCCTTTTGTGACCGCGTCCAGTGCCGCCTTGCGACGCGCTTCGGTGGCTTCCGCGACCTGGAGTTGTTGGCCCAGATCCTGCGCCTGAGCCTTCGTCAACGGCTTGTCCGGTTCGAGCAGTTGTTTCTGGAGCCGCTCGACGTCCTTCTTGGCATCCGCGTAGGCCTTCTCCATGCCCTCGTGCGTGCCAAAGAAGCGGGCGCGAATGCGATCCGTCTCTTCCTTGCCGGCCCGCAGGTCTTTCCGCTTGGTGACGGCCTCGGCATCCTCCAGCATCTTCTGCAACTGCTGAATCTGGCCCTGAATGTCATCCGCACGCTTCGCTCGGGCCTCCTCGTCGCGCGTGGGAGCGATGGCTTGCAGAATGCCGAAGTCGCCGACCAGCCCTTGCTGTTGGGCCCGTAAATCCTCGATGCGCTTCAAGGTGGCATCGCGGTTCTTCATGATGTCCGGCGCCCGGCGCTCCAGGTCGGCCACTTCCTGGCGATGACCGGAGATCGACATCTTCGCCCCAATGCCGCCCGCCGCTCGAATGTCAGCGGCATCCTGCATCGCCTGTTCCTCTTCGCGGCGTTGCCGTTCATCATCGCCGGCAGTCGAGATGTTGTTGAGGAACCAATCGACGCCCTTCCCGACCCAGGTTACGGTGACAACCAGCCCTTCTTTGAACTTGCGGACCAGCGAGTCCCACTTGGTTTCGAGCACGGTCACTTCGCGCTGGTATTCGGAGAATCGGCGAATGTCTTCCTCGGTCGGCCCGAAGCCCTGCTCGTGAGCCACGCGCAGGTTCTCGTTGAGTTCCGTCATGAACGGAATCGCCTCCACGCCCACCCGCTTGAACAGGTCCATGGCGGCAGCGTCCCGCTGAAGCCCTTCCGGAAGTTTGTTCAAGCCCTCGGAAATCTCAACCAGGATCTCGGAGGTGGGTTTCATCTCTCCGGTAGCGGTGTGCAGATCGATGCCCATCCCGCGCAGGGTGGTCCGCACCTTCTCGCCCTCCTGGGAATTGTCGTCGGCCGCCTGCGAGAGACCGCGCATGAGCCGCTCGACAATCGAAATGTCCTGTCCCACCGCGCGCGCCGCGAAGCCGAACTGCCCGACTTCCTTCGCGGCTAAACCGGTGCGCAGTTCCGCGTCCTTCACTCGCGTGCCATACTCGCCGAGACTCTTCGCCGCCTCGAATGCGGAAACCGCAATGGTGCCAAGGACGGCCGCGCCGGTCGCGACCGCGACACCAAAGGGGCCGAGAGCCGTAAGCACGGACGAGAGCGCGCCTTTCGCACCCTGAAGCGGGTTCTCCATGAACTGGCTGACGCGCTCGCCAAACGATGTGATGGATTCGGCCTGCTTCCGTAACGCCTCTTCAGCTTCCTTGGCCGCTTTGACGGCGAGAGCTTCGCGTGCGGCCTTCTCCTCCATGGCGATCATCTTTTCGTAGGAGCGGGTGATCGCGTCGATGGCCTGCGGCTCGCGGTTGTACCGCTGGAGAAGTTGGTCCCGTTGGGTGATCAGCCGGTCCACCCCCGACTTGCCATACGTCTCGGCCTGTTTTTCCAGGGAGGCAATCAGGCGCTGGACGCTGGTTCGCGTCTGGTCCGAAATCCGGATCACCTTGCCATGCGACGATTCGGCTTTCTTCTCGAAGCTGTCCAGGCCGGCGTTAGCCTTGTCTACTATTGGCGTGACCTGGTCCTCGGCTTCGAGGATTACGCGCTCTGCTTGGTCTGCCATTTTACGCTGCCTTGAGCATCACGAAGGGACGTGCCTGGAACGCGGCGAGAACCGCCTGGCGGTCGCGAGGCGAGACACCCCACTGCGCCTCGCGCCGGTTGTTGAAGGCTGCGATCTGCGAAGCGGTCAGTCGCCGGCCAGGCAGGGTCTCGTCGAGAAACCCAATCGCCGCGCGGTTCTCATTTGCGGTGAGGACCTTTAGGCAGCGCAGGGTGTGCCCGCTCCAGGTCCAATCGCGGATGGGCTGGAGACCACGCGCCGCCTTGTAGTCTGGATATCCGCGCCGACCCGGCAGTCCGGGCTTCAGCGGCGCGGCCGCCTGGTCGTAGATGTTCTGGCCGTGTTGGATGCGGGCCCGGATCGCATCCGTCAGCACCTGCGCGAAGCCCTGCATCTCGGTCGCGGTGTAGGGCGAGTAAACGAAGCGAGCGCTCTTTATGACGGTTTGGAACCTCAGCATGGCACCTTGCCGCGCGGCGCAGCCAGCGTTCAGCAAATCTGAGTGCACGTTCTATTTGGATTTAACGATTGTGGTCGGTATCGACATGCAGGAGAGCCGAAGTCCAAGGCCTTTAGGTGCCGGGTTTGGCTTGGCCTGTTGAATTTGTTGCGCGGGACGCTACTTAGAACCCTTGGACGTTTCGCCTTTTAATAGCTTGGCCGCTTCCGAGAGTTTGTCCCCTGCGACCGTGAACGCCTTAAGGATTTCATTTTGCTCCTTCTCCATCGCGACAATCGAAGTTGTGGTTTCGCCTGAACTCAGCCTTGTGTCGGAACGCTCCTGCATGAGTGCTGTCGCAAAGGCACGCTTTGATTCCTTGTCATCCATCTGGTCAAAAATTGCATATGCAATCCTCTTTGCATCAGCTCGCCTCTGCAGCTCCAAGAAATACTTCAAATCCTCTACTCCGATTCGATATTGTCGCAAGAAGAAACCAGCCAGAAGTTCAATGAAAAAAAGGATGGTAATACGAGGCACGGTTTGCTGAAGCCAGTTGTCTTTATCAATCTTAGGTGCAATGCCGAAGAAACTGTAGTACCACACCGACAGCCCTACGAGGCCGACCAGAACACCTAATATTAGGTGAGTGTTGATTCGTCGCTCCATTTTCGCGGCAAGCTTCGCAGCCGAGTGAGAGGAGCCGTGGAGGACGGTGTTCACCGTGTCGTATTTTGCCAACGGTTCGACGATGGCGTCCGCAACACGATCTTGAATCTCCTCTGCAGCGACATGTTTCGTCGCCATGTCGCCTCCTCTGTCGTCTCGAGCAAGGAGAAGCGACTGCAGAGCGAGAGACCCTGACCTTCCTCTCTTCACGATGAAGCGAAGTGGGGTCACCTCGTATGAAGTTCCGTAGTACACGATTAACAGGAAGGTCCACCCGACGCCCAGCAGGGCTGCGAACCTCTCCCAGGAGTGAATATAGAGCTCGATGCGGTACGCGGGCGGAACCTTGTCAACATCACCCAGCCCAACGCCAGCAACGAACCAAAGGCCAGCCGACAGGACACTCAAAAGAAGAAGTTCAACCAAGAACTGGGAGTGGCGTTTTCGTAGGAGCCGGCCAACAGTAGGCTCAGGCGGTGGAATCGAGCCGGCCGCGACACGTGATGATGAATTCATACTGAGTGAGCACTATAGACGGCACTTTAACGAACGGCATTTCCAGGCGGTAACGCTGGCTTCCCAGCTTCTCTCGACAGTTTGGTCGGTAATCCAGGAACCGCCATACGGTGTTCCGTGAATCACATTGTACCGCCCTTGATCTGCTCCTGACGTTCTGCTTCGATCAACTCCAACACCCGGAACTCCTCTTCGGTGATATCCGCCAGCGTGATCGTCAGCCCGATGCTCTTCGCGTTGAGAATGCGGAAGCACCACCGCACCAGCGTGCCATTCGGCGTGTCCATAGCCTCTTCGAGCAGGTTCTTCGGGCAGCCTGGCCCGTGGCTGACGTCGATGGCCTTCCAATCCGCGCCGCAAGCGGGGCAGCCATTCAATTCCGTCTGCGCCGAGTAGCCGCACTTCCGGCAGCGGAAGACGCGGTCGGGGCACTCTTCCTCGGCTCCGCACAGCCCGCCCTGGTGCAGCACCGACCGGATCAGGAATCGCACGCCCGGCTCTTCCGGCCATTCGCCGGGCGCGGTTATTCCGGGTCTTCGTCGGCTTCGATTGCCAGTTGCGCAATGACCTCGGACACCGCAGCCGACTTATGCACGATGGGCACAGCGCCGGCGTAGCCGTCGTGCGAAATGTGCAGCTTGTCATACAGCGCGCCGCTCGGCTCCAGGAAGGCCCGCGTCTCGACGGACCGGCGCGCGGCGACGACGCTGGTGGAAGCCCGCTCGTGGTCCTGCATCTCCTTGGCGGTCGGCATGCGCAGCACATGAACCACGCGGGAGCCGGGCACCTTCATCTCGATCCGGTAGTTGATTCCCTCGCGCTCCACGTTGGCCACGGCGCAACGCTCGATGCGGCCGATCACCATGCCGGCCTCGGCATCATCGAACTCCGGGCCTTCCTTGTCGGTGCGGATTTTGGCGAACAGTTCAGCGTTGATCTTCGGCAGGTCCACGTCCTCGCTCTGCGATTTCCCGCGTCCGAGAAAGTGCCGCACCGTGCGCTGCGCCCGTGCCCAGGCACACCACTCTTCGTCCGAAGGGAATCGCACCTCGCAGCTCTTCTCGCCGCCCGAAAGAATCGGCACCACAAACGGCTTCGACGCATCGAAGCCCGCTTTCTTTTCGGTTTCCATTCAAGCCTCCTATTGGCAGATACCCGTTTGCGGCGTCATGATGGTCATCGTCACCAGGCCGTTGGTGGGGTCGTAGAGTTGCACGCCGGTGATCTGGAGCGTCACGATTCCGTCGGTGTTGCTGAGTTCCGCGACGTTGAAGCCCATCTTTTGAATGAGCATCGTGAAGGAATTGTTGGCGTCGCGGGTCACGGTGAACGTGGCCGTGCCGGTGGTCAGGTTGATCAGGTTCGAATACTCGGCCGATCCTGCCTCGACGCGCACCACGAACTGCACCGCGAAAACGCGGTCGCCCCACTCGAAACGCCCCTGGACCTGGTAGCCATCCTGCGTTCCCGAGCCGGGGAAAAAGCCGGGCCGGAAGTTGTTGTCCCACGACGCCTCCATGGACACGAAGTCCTTGGCACTGCCGCCGGAGAGGTAGTTGATGCCGTTGAACGTCAACGCACTGATCATGCCGGCGTTGAACTCATGCGGCGCGTAGACGGCGGGAAGCGTGATACCGCTAGGCGAGGTGTACTGGCCGGTGGTGACGCATTCCGCGGCGCACATCGCGCTGGCGCGGCCAGGGGAGTTCTTGATGGACAGCTTCCACGATTTGACGGCGCAGCCCACCAGCATCTCGTCCAGCACCGCCGAGCCACCGGGCCGGATCTGCTGCACGAACGAGAAGTAGGGCAACTCGAGGCCGGTCGGATTCGTCGCGCCCAGAGCCGGAATGATGGTGTATGTGTACGGACCGCTGCCGCTCACGGTCACATTGCCCAGTGAGAACGCCATCGCCCACGCGAGGATTTCCGACGAAGCGTACTTCGAGATCTCGTAAGTCGGCATGTTGTAGTGCGACTTGAAAAGCTGCGTCGGGAACTCGTGGCCCTTGCCGATCTCGGCGCGGTCGTCCTCGTTCACCGGGACCTTGGCCCACGGCTTGGTATTGAGGTTCGTGTGCCGCCAGATGGCAGTGGAAGCATTCGCCGTCCCGATGGCGGTCTGCTTACCGAATCCCCAGCCGTTCAGCAGTTCATTGATGTTTGCCATGCTACTTTTTCTCCTGAACCGGAGTTGCCGGTTTTGGGCCAGTGGCCGCTGGCGGGGGAACCTGACGCCACCCGGCGACCATGAGCGGTGTGAGCTCTGCGGCTGTCGCTTCGACTTCCTTCACTTCGCCCTCGGGCGATTGCATGAAAACCCAATCCATAACGTTTCTCCTTCACTCCCCGCCAGGATTACCTTGCTCCACCAGCGTTGCTTGCACCTCGAAATAATCGAGCGTCGCGCCGTCTGCGCTCACCACAACCGTGTTTCGCTGCGCGGACGGAAGATCCATGTCCATCGGGTAACAATTGGGGTCGACCTGGAAATGCAAGAGCGAAGACCACGATGGAGCACCCGTTGGGACCGCGCTCACCAGCAGCCAGAACAGAGCGGCATACGTGGCGGTGGAATTCTGCTCCGGCGCGCGCAAGTAAATTGAGAAGCGATGCGCGAAATGCAGTGCGCCGCCCGTAAGACGCCGCGGCGTCGTACCGTTCCACGCCACCAGGATCGAGCCGGGGGGCATCTGGAGAATAGCCAGCCGAAGATTGTTGTCGGTAGCCAGCCCTTCCATGAACGCGCGGATGTTGTTGCTGTCGCCGCCAACCGCAGTCACCAGGTCCGGGCAGGACTGGATCGCGGTGACCCACTCGCCAAGTATTGTTTTCGGATTGATCACAGAAGCGTCAACTCGCGCGCTGCAGCAGTGCCAGGTTGAGCATGCCGTAGGCATCCGGCTGCCGCACCGTCGTCACCACGTATTGCGTGCCCCAGGCAGTCACCCAATCGCCCTTCGCCGGCGGATTCGAGAAGTCGGAGGGATTCACTGAGATCTCCTCGAAGTTCGCCACCGCGCCCGACTCCTCGCGCGGGCGAAGGTGGCGGATGCCTGTTACCGTGAACGGGTCGCCTTGGGCCGCGCCGGCCTGCACCGGTTGGTACACCACCGGCTCGCCGAATGTCTGCAACATGACGCCGTCTACCAGCGCCTCGATGGTGGGCCAGTTCCCCATCTCACGTCCAATAGGCGACGATCAGTCCCTCGCCCGCGTTGTTGGCATCGATGTAGTAATCAGATGGCAACAGCAAATGGCGCGCATCTTCCGCCCAGATGTCGAACGAATCCGCGATGCCGCCACCAGACCCGGTCGGCCAGAACTCCTTGACCACGCCCGTGCCGTTCGCCTTGTTCATGCCAGAGACGCCGAGAAACACGCGTCCTGTCTGACCGATCACTGCTGCGAAGCGCATCCGCTCCACCCGCAGATTCGGGTCACTGGAAACGGGGACTGGCGTGCCGGGCGTCGGCACTGGGATATTGCCAAACGAGTTTGCTTTCATCGGAATCAGAGCCAGGCCAGGACCTTGTACTTGGCACCCGTGGTCACCGTCACGAGCACGTTGGTCGCGGTGTGCGTACCCTCGGTCACCGTGAAGACGTTGGTGCTCCCGCTGTTGTCTGTGCAGGATGCCAGCACGCCTGCGGGCACTGCGCCCAACCCGTGCGCGATGCTCTGCTGCGCGCCATTGCCCGTTTGCACCGCTGACAAGAACAGCTTTTGCTTCGAGGGATAGCTGCCCTTGAAGTTCGGCTGCGGACCCGCGCTCTGAAACTCCGGAGCGTTAACGGGTGTTTTTTCCACTTTGACTGCCATGCCTCTTTTCCTTTCCCGGCTTCGCCGGTTCATTCTTCGGAAGCCTGGAGAGCGCTCGCTCGACTTCCTCCCGCGTCCCGATCCTGCGTTGCTCGTAGAGTTGCCGCGCGCGCGTCAACTGGACCTTGTTGGTGGCATCCGGCGCGGGATACTCGTCGCCGATGTCGGACGGCGTAAAGCCCCGCAACGGGCGCAGAACGTACAGCGGCGGAACCAAACCCCTGGTCAGCCGCGCCCATGATTCACGACGAAGCATCATGGCTACACCGCCGAGATCACGTTGTTGAAGTAGAAGCCGAGATCCGCAGAGACCAGGCGCATATCGAACGCCGAGTCGATCTCCACGCGATCCGAAGCCAGGTGCTCCATGCGGAAGGTCTTGATGCGGACGCCGGCGCCGCCGGTGGTTCCGATCAGGCCCGTCCAGTTGAACACGTACCCGGCGCTGGGCGTCATCAGGCCGGCATTCTTGGGGCGGTAAAACAGCGCCGCGCTCATGCCGCCGATGAACGCGTTGGATTCGGTTGCACCCTCCGCAGCCGTGTTGTACACGGCGTCAATTACGAGGATCTCGTCCAGTTCGAGAATCTCGGCCATGATCTGGCGGGTGGCCACTGCCGGGTTCGGCGCGGTCTGGCCGTACTTGGTGCGGTCGATGAAGTCGGGGTGATCCACGAGCTTATCGAAGACCGGGCGACTCACCACGAAGATGTTGGGCGCGAAGCCGCCGCTCGACAGCCGCATCTGGGTCTTCGCGTTGCGAATGTCGGTGATCGGGCTGCCGTTCGGGTAGTTCGCGGCGTCCCAATAGATGACATGGGTGGAGTCCGCGGTCGCCTGGCCGCTGACGTTGTTGGTCCAGATCCCCGTGCCGAAAAACCTGGAGACCCACTGGTTCTCGCGGCGGATCAGAGCCTTCTGCGTCAGGAAAATGGTGGCGTCACGGTCGGGTGCGAGCGGCGAGTCGCTGTTGGAGCGGATCTGGTCATCCACGTCCTTGTGCAGCGACCAGACGTCGCAGTTGTACGTGCCGGTGGAATTCAGGTTGTAACCCGTGCCGGCGGACTCGGTGGAAAGCGCGCGCTTCTGCATCTCATCGCGGTTGAAATCCGCCCGCGCGTAGGTGTAGTAGAGATCGCTCTTGTTTTCGACGGGAACCGCCGGAAAGGCTTTGTCCGCGACGAATTCGACTCCGGCGGCCTCCTGAAGGTAGGCCACGGAGATGTTCGTCAGCGGTCGGTTGACGTGAACGTCTTGTAGTGTTGGCTGAGGCATTTGTGATTTCTCCTAATTGATGAATCGCTACATCTTGTACGGGCCGAGCAGCAGCGCGGGAATGATTACGCCAGCGCCCGCCGATGCAGCCAGCGCGCGCGCACGCACGAAATTGCCGGTAGTCGCGGTGATGGCCTGGCCGCTCGCGTTGGCCATGAGCGGATCACCGGCATTGACCGCCGCGCCGGTCAGCAGCTTGGTGATGCCAAGGATTGCGACCTCCGCCTCCACTCCCTGCGCGTTGGGCTTGTCCTGGACCACGCCATCGGCGACGGCGCCAGCGCCCGTGAAGTTGATCTGTCCGGACGAGTTGACGGTCACGAAGTAGAACTGCGGATTCACAGTCCCGTTGCTCGTGAGGTCGGCCGCCGCCGGAAGCCCTACATTACGTAATGTCTGTTCGAATGCCATGTCTGTCTCCTCTCTGCTACCGGGCGAGGCGAATGCCAGCCCGCTCGAGCGTGGCGATCAGGCCCTTCGCGTTGTGCTGCGCCACGAACGCGCCGTAAACCTCGGGATGCTCTTCGAGCATGAGGGCGTAGGCGCGCTCCTTGGTCAGCTTGGTGGTACCGCTTTCGGCGTAAAGATTCGGAGTCTCTTTGCCGCGATTCTGGCGGGCATAAGTGGTGGCTTGCGCTTCAATCTCTTGAAGCGAACCAACCGCGCCCTGGTTGGGATTGACGTGCGATGTAATCATGCTCCTCTCGCTTTCGATCACGCGGGCGGCGGTCAACTCTTCGCTGACGTCCGCCACGCTGAAGTACTGGCCGCTGGACTTCTTCTTGGTGAGGAACTCCGCGGTCTTGTCGGGACAGCCGGCCATCTTGCAAAGCGCGCCGATGGCTTCGATGTCGCCTTCGGGACGCATCTTCAGCGGCATCGCTGCGAGGCCGGCAAGCGGAGCCATGCCTTCCGGTTTCTTGGAGTCCCTCTTTGCGCCTTCGCCGCAGGCGTGACAGAACTCCGCACCTTTGCGCAGTTCGGCACCGCAGGCGTGGCAGAACTTGCCAGACGCCTCGCCTTCGGCCTTCGTGCCGCAGGCATGGCAGAACGTCGCGTCCGCGTGGAGCTTGGTTCCGCATGCATGGCAGTACTTCGGTTCGTTGTTGGTCTTCTCGTCGCCGTCACCGTCGCCCGGCTTCTTACCCTCGGCGGCGATTGTGAGCGTTTCGTTGGGCATACTTGCTGTTACCTCCTTGGTTGTTGAATTTGCGGCAATCGCCGCCGTGGAACTCTGGACCGGCTCGCCGAGCAGTTGACGAAGCGCATTCATGGCATCGCCAAGCGTTCCGACCTCGTCTGCCAGCAGCGGGATCGCGTTCTCCGACCAGCACACGGCGGCCTGCGTGCCGATGATTTTGTCGGGATCGGCTTTCCGATTCCGCGCGACCGTTGCTACGAACTGGTCGTACTGCCGGTCAATTTCGGACTGGATGTCTTTCTCTGCCCGCTCCGACAGCGGTTCATGCGGGTTCCCGTCAACCTTCTTGTCGCCCTTGAAGATGTAGGTGTACTTGAACCCCTGCTCATCGTTGAACTTCGAATCCTCGGTATGCAGCACCACCACGCCGACCGAGCCGACCGCTCCCATGCGCGTGACGAAGATCTTGTCGGCCGCGCTGGTGAGTGCGTAGGCTGCTGAGAACGCGAAGTCGTCGGCGACGGCATAGATCGGCTTCGCGCCTCGCAGCGAATAGATGTAGTCGGACAGTTCCAGGCAGCCCGTGGTCTCGCCGCCAGGCGAATCCACCTGCAGGAGAATCGCCCGCACTCCGGCGTCGTTCACCGCGTCCTGAACATAGCTCCCAATCTGCGCATAGGAACTGCAACCGCTCAACGCCGAAACCCATGACTCCTGTTTCGTCAGCACGCCCTGGATCGGAATCACGGCGATGCCGTCGATCACCTGGTAACCGCTGTCGTCGGCCTGCTCCATGTACGCGGCGGCGAACGGTTCCGCGAGTTTCACGCCGGCCACCGGAACGATCCCCAACCGTGGCCCCACCGCCTGGACGATCACATCCAGCTTGGGCGGATGAATCATGAGCGGCGTGTTCACGAACCGCGATGCAAGACGAGTCAGATTCTTCACGGCTTCACATCCACCTCTCCCTTGCTCGCGTCCGTCTGGATCTCGCCTTCCGTCAATCCGGCGTTGCGCCCGGTGAGGACCTTCCGGCCATCGCTGTCGTAGGACAACCCGAGCTTGTCGGCGCGTTTGTTGTCTGCGGCCTGCTCCGCGTCAACCGCCCCGGAATCGCGTCCTTGCGCCGCGACTTCGCCGGAGCGCGTCGAGAGACCACTGCGGATGGCATCGTTGGAAGCCTTGATGTCCTTCTCGGGATCAACCCACGGCCAACCGGGCGTGACCCACTGCACTTCCTCGAACGGCTCGGGGTCTTTGTTGTATGCGTTCAACAGGTCAATGCCGAACACCAGCGCCAGCATTGCGTCGCGCAGCCAGCGCTTATAAACCGGGTGGCAGACTTGAAAGATGAAAACCGAATGCTGGTACTGCTCGCACTTGCGGCGAAACTCCAGCAGGCCGGCGCGGATCGACGAGTAGTTGATCCCCGACAGGTCGCCGCTGATCTGGTACTCGGCAAGTCCGGCACCGCTCGCGAAAGCTTGCAGGCAGCTCCTGATGAACGATTTGAAATCGCCGCTATCCTTCGCTTCGGCGAACTGCACTTCTTCGCCGAAGTTCAATACCTGAAACGTGCCGGGTTCGAGCTTGCTGATCTGCGTCCCTTGCTCGGTCTGGCTCGGCCCGTTCTGATACTGATCCGGCGGGATGATCGGATTGTCCGGGCTGGCTTGCGTGATGAACCCGGTGATCATCGCCGCGAGTTTCTTGCGGACGATCTCCGCGTCGGTGTACTGCTCCAGTTCGTAGAGCTTCGCGATCACCGAGGTCAGCCACGGCTGTCCCCGAAACTGCCCGGCGCGAATCGGCTTGTAAACGTGCAGCACTTCGGTGGCGGGCACTCGCTCGACCGAGAGCGCGTCCATCGGGAAGAAAATCGTCTCGCCCGGATGCGCCTTCCAAAAGTGGTATGCCGCGCGCCGTCCGTCTGGCTGAAACTCGATTCCACACCGCACCGAGTTCTTTGGTGGGAGTTGCTCGACCGCCGTGCGCCACAGGGGCAACTGCTCGGCTTCGATCAACTGGAGTTGCAGCGGAACCGTAAGCCCTTCCTTCACCGAGCGCGGGCGGAACCGGACGAAGCACTCGCCGGCCTCCATGACTTCGCGGGCAATCACCATCTGCTGGCCGTAAAAATCCGTCTGGCCAGATGCAGGATTCCGCGGGTCGTACTCGACATCGCACTCCCGAGTCCATCGATTCCACTTCCTGGTGATCAGGTCGCGCACATTCTCGTCCGGGTGGTGCGGTACCAAGCGAATGCCGCGACCGATTGCATTCGCCACATACGAATCCACGGCTGCCGCCGCCCACGCGCTGTTTCGAACCGCGTCCCGGTTCCGCGATTGCAGCTCCAGCCCGTGCGAAAACAGGAGCGTGTTCAGGCCCAGGAACGGCGGATTCCATCCGATTCCCCGACGCCCGCGCCCGGCAGCATCGAACGGGAACGTTCCCATCGCGCGGGTGCGCGGCACGCGCGGGATCGGCATCGGCTCGTGCCCAGCCTGGCGGGCGAGCGTCATCAGCGTTTCAATTGGCACGGCTCTTTTAGTGGCCCCAACCGTTCGTCGTGTAGATGCGAACCTGGCGCACTTGCTGCGGACCGCTCTGCTGGGCGATGTCGTTCAAGATCAGATTCCGGAGCTTCAAGTAGTCATCTACGGAATCGAATTCGAACTCACGATCCTGAAAGCGAACTCGCCTCGCCCCCTGCTTGCGCGCGGCGTCGAGAGCATCGAGGTCGGTCTGAGTGAATGCCATTAGAGATCCATCCTGAATCGCACACGGTTACGCGCGGCTTGCCTACCGTCCGCCCGCTGCGTTTGCTGCTGCGGTGCTTGTTTGACTTCCTTCACCGGAGGTCTGCCAACCCGCCGCTCGAGGTCGGCCCAGTGCTTCTCCTGGAAACGGTCGATGCCAACTCGTCCAGCCGCCGCGCGCGCATACACCCGGCAATCGAGCGCCTCGTTGCGTTCGCGCATCTTCTGCCACTCGTGCCGGCGATAGCCCTTGACGATCTTCGTCACCAATTGCTCGGCGGTGACCTGCTTGAAGTACTCTTCGCTATAGCGCGGGAAGTGGCAATACCCAGGAGGGAATGGAATCCCCTTCGCCACGTCCTCGTCCGTCGGGCGATCCTGTCGGAGCCATCGGTACAACTCCTCCTTGGCCATGCCGGAATTGACCGGCCACACCCGCACGCCGCGCTTCAGTTTGGCGCCTGCCGGCCCCACCTCCACTGGCGCGGCCGATCCGATGAGCGCGGGCGTCCGCGAATCGCCCTTGATGACCAGCACCCGCCCGCCCTGGCGTCGCGCCCACTGGTACACCTCGATGGCGGCAAAGCCCGAATCCACGGCGAGTTGCAGGATCTGCAACTCCAAACCGGACTCAGTAGAGAAGGATTCGTTCAGCAGGCCGGTGAGTTTCTCCCAGACCTGCGGCCGTGATGTATCCCCTTCGAACACCCGGTAATCGACCGACCACGACTCCTTGGCACGGCCCCACGCGGTGATCTCAACCTCGATGCGGTCCTTCTGCACGTCCGCACCAGCCGTAAGGAACAGCCCGCCAGTCGGTACGGTCCCAACCTTGTACGACTCCCGGCAGTCATACAGCTTCTGCCACTCCGGCGCTTCACCCAAGAGTGTCCACGTCTCGCCCAGCACGGTGTTAACGAAGACCTGTAGCAGCGCGGGATTCTTCTGCGCCTGCTCAAACTGCTTGGCTGCATCCGACCACGCGAACCACCCGACCGGCGAGTAAAGACTGGAAAGGTGGAAGCCAGCCGTCTTGCCATCACCAACAGCACTGCGCCGCCACTCGCCGCAAGCGAGCATCGACTGCTTCTGGTGGTTATGAACCTCCTGCCCGCAATGCTCGCAGACGTAAACCGCCTTTTCCGTTTCGCCCTTCGGCCAACGCAATTGAGCAAACTTAAGAGTCTGGAACGCGCGGCAAACCGGACACGGCACCCAGTAGAGCCGCTTATCGCTCTCTTCATACGCCGCCTCGATTCGGGACATGCCCGTGATCTTCGGCGTCGAGCACATGAAGATCTTGCGTCGCGCGAACGTCCTGGTGCGAGCCGTCGCCAAGTTGACCGGATCGCCTTCGCCCTCCACATCGCCGGGATACCCGTCCACTTCGTCCAGGAACAGATACCGCGCCGCCATGGAGCGGAGGCCTACCGCAGAGTTCGCGCCGGTCATCACCAGCACGCCACCGGGGAACTCCTTCGATAGAACCGTGTTCCCGGAGTCGCGCGACCGCGGATCGCTCACCAGCGCGCGCAGCACCTCCGATTCCTCGATCAGCGGATCGATGCGCTACTTCGAGTTGCGCTTGGCCATCTCCACGGTGGGTTGGATCGCCATCATGGGGCCGGGCGCCTGGTGGATCACATAGCCGATCCAGTTGTTGCCGCACTCCGTGCCGCCGATCTGCGCGCCCTTCATGAAGACCGTTCGCTCGACGGGCGACGACGGCGAGAGGCAATCCATGATCTCGCGCAGGTACGGCGTCCGCTCCGTTCGCCATGGGCCTGACTCAGCCGAGGCCCGTTGCGAGAGAGCGCGGTACTTGTCGGCCCACTGCGAGACCGTCAGCATCGGGTCCGGCCGCGCTCCAGCCGCCGCCGCTGCCGAGTAGATCTCTTCAGCCGTTGGAGTCTGCAAACTCATTCAGCGCCCTTCGAATCTCGGTCGCCAGGACTTCGTAGCACTTCGCTGCATCGGTTTCGGCGGCTACCATTGCCGCCACGCGATCCGGGATGTTCAGGATGTGATCGCGGAACTGCCGGAACTTGTTGAACGCGGCCACTTGAACTTCGTCCTTCGGGACCAGCGTGGCCACGCGCTCTTCGTACTCGATCTTGGCGAGTCGCGCCTGGTAGTGCTCCCGCACAGCACGCGCCTTCGCGTATTGCGAAGCGCCGAAGATCGAAACGTCGTCATCCTCCTGCTCACGCTTGGCGACCGGCGGCGCGTGCCGCCTCGTGTTCTTCTCCCACTCGACATCGGCCTGTTCGGAGTCGATCCGCCCGTCTGCCAGCTTGGAGATACGCCCTGTTTCAATCGCCTTCTGCACGGCGGACAGCGCGACTCCGCGATGGCGGGCATACGCCCGCTGGCTCATTGCTGGCATGCGTTCATTCCCGAAAAAAGCCCTTGCCTTCCGGGGCCACCGGAGTGATGAATCGTCATGCGCGGATCAACCGCCGAAAGGATAAACACAACCATGAAAAACGCAGAAGCCACCAACACCACCGAAACCGCCGCCGTTGCGGAACAGGGCGCGCAGGTCGCGCCGGAGAAGGCCGCCTCGAAGAAGGCTGCCAGCCAGAAGAAGGGCGCGCCCAAGGCCAGCAAGGGCGCGAAGAAAGCCGCCAAGCAAGCCAAGGCCGCGCCGAAGAAGCAGGCCAAGGCGAAGGTCGCCAGCAAGAAGGCCGCCAAAGTGAAGGAGGCCAAAGTGCCGCGCGAGTTCTCGAAAAAGAACATCATCCTGGACCTCCTGCGCCGGCCCAAGGGCGCGACGATGGCCGAGATCGCCAAGGCCACAGACTGGCAGAACCACAGCATCCGGGGCTTCATTAGCGGAAACCTCACCAAGAAAATGGGCCTCACGGTCGAGTCCACCAAGAACGAGGCTGGCGAGCGGACCTACCGCGTCGCAAAGTAGAGCCTTCCCACCTGCCCACCAAAAGCCGCCGCCGGGTTCAACGATCCGGCGGCGGTTCTGCTTTGTGAACTCCAGCCGCCAGCGCGTTGATCCTCTCCTGCACGAGTTCTTCGCGGAGCTTGCACTCTCCCGCACGGACATACGTGCCGTTGATCCTGGCGATGATCCGGTTCTCTAACTCCGCGATCTCCTTCCGGACCTCTGCAAGCAGCGCCCGGTTTTGGAGGCTCACGTAGGTGGCGATCAGGCCGGAAACCAGCCCGACCATGGGTACGAGCACTTGCAGGATGGGATCATTCATCGCGGTCACGTTCGAGAATTCTCAACTCGGCCGACCAGTCAGCCAGCGCCATGCAAAGACCCTCGACGTCCGGATGGCCGGCGCGAAGCAGCGCTTCCGCAGTTGCGATCTCGGCGTGGCACCGCTCCACTTCACGCTGCCACTGCGCTTCGCGCTCCGGCGATTTCGCGGTAGCTCTTCCCGTCGGACTCAAGCTTCGCTTCTCGCCCCGTGAACGCCTGCCAACGACGAACGATCACGTCGCAATACTTCGGCTCCAATTCGATCAGCCGCGCTTGCCGTCCCGACTTCTCACACGCGATCATGGTCGTGCCCGATCCGCCGAACGGATCGAGGATGGTGTCACGCGTCTTGCTGCTGTTCCGAATGGCCCGCTCCACCAACTCCACAGGCTTCATGGTCGGATGGGCCTGGCTCGATGCTGGCCGCTTGATGAACCAGATATCGCCCTGGTCCCGCGCGCCGCACCAGAAGTGATCCGTGCCCTTTCGCCAGCCATAGAGAATCGGTTCGTACTGCCGCTGGTAGTCCGACCGGCCAAGCGTGAAATGGTGCTTCGCCCAGATCACGAACGTGGACCAATAGCCGCCGGCATCGGTGAATGCCTGGTGGAGCGTGTGCAACTCCGACGACGACATGCAGATGTAGATGGCGCCCTTGGTGACCGCCAACACGTTCGCGCACGCATCGCGGAGGAACTCATAGAACTTGCCGCCCAGCGTGTCGTTGCCGATCTTGAGCTTCTTCGCCGTCTTGCCCTCGTAATCGACGTTGTACGGCGGGTCCGTAAAGACCATGTCGGCCAAGCCGCCGGATAGAACGGCCTGCACTGCGTCCATGCTGGTGGCATCACCGCACAGGAGCCTGTGCTCGCCCATCACCCAGACGTCCCCGAGCACGGTGATCGCGCGCTCCTCCTCTTCAGGGATCGCGTCGTCGTCGGTCAGTCCAACATTGGACTCCTCCGGATCGCGCAGGAGTTCCTCAACCTCCTCGTCGGTGAATCCAACTAGGTCGAGGTCGAACCCGTCCTCTTCGAGCGACTCCAATTCCACGCGCAGCATCTCTTCGTCCCATCCGGCGCTGAGTGCCAGCCGGTTGTCCGCGAGCACCAGGGCCCGGCGCTGCGTTGGAGTCAGATGATCCAAGACTATGACCGGCACCTCGGTCAGCTTTAGCTTCCTGGCCGCCGCCAACCGCGCGTGGCCGGCGATGATCACCCCGTCCGCGCCGACCAGGATCGGATTTGTCCAGCCGAACTCGACGATGCTCGCCGCCACCTGCGCCACCTGCTCCTCGGAGTGCGTGCGGGCGTTGCGGGCGTAGGGGATCAGTTTTTCAACTGGCCACTGCTGCACGTGGAGTTCGGTCTTCATAAGCTCAGGAAACCTTCCGGCGGCTCCCGTAGAACGGTGCCGGCCCGTGGTGTTGAATGCGCCGCGCGTCCCGTGCGCGGGGATTGTCAACCTGCTCCAGCGGGACGCCGCGTGCGGTAGCGACTTCGTTGATCGCCTGACCGGTGGCGAGCAGAATCGGAATCTCGCCGCTCAGGTTCGAGATCCGGCGCAGGATCACATCGCAATAGGATGGACTGATCTCGCAACCCAATCCGATCCGCCCGAGTATTTCCCCGGCGGCCATCGTGGTCCCGCTTCCCAGGAACGGATCGAACACCACGTCTCCGCTGTCCGTAAACGCCTTAACGAAGAACTCAGCCAGGCCGCGCGGGAAAGGAGCGGAGTGTGATCCCTGGTTGGACTCCGTCCTGGCCTCGATCACATTGCTCGGTCGCGCGACGCCACGGAAGCGTCCATCATCGTCGGCTGCGCCCGCTTTCTTCGCCGCACTTCCGCGCGCTCCCGTGCCCAGCAGTCCGCTGCCGGAAGTCGATTTGGGGTTGTCGGGCGAGTAGTCGAAGCAATCCTCCGAAACGTGTCCGACCGCCTTGGGCCGAAACTTGATCTCGGGTTGGCGGCAGAAGTGGAAGACCGGCTCCCACGCATTCTTGAATCGATTGCCCCAGCCGCCTGGCACACCGTTGTCCGTCTTGCGCCAGCAAAGTTCATCGACGAAGCGCCAGCCCCACTCCCGCTTGTGCGCCAGGACGAGATCCATCACGTAGAGACTGCGCTCGCCTTCATCAGCATGAGCTTTGATGTTGAGGAAGTACGAGCCGTCGGGTGCCAGGATCGCTTGGATGTTGGCGGCGACATCGCGAAACCAATCGCAGTACTCTTCCGGAGGCACTGGCTTGAAGCCGCTGGTGGGATCGTACTCGCGCTGCGTGGCGTAGGGCGGCGAAGTAATAACCACGTTCGCGCGCTTCCCTTCGAGGACCCTCTCGACGACATCGAAGTCGCGGCAGTCGCCGCAGATCAACCGATGGTTTCCGATCAACCACACGTCGCCGGGCTGGGTGATCGGCTGGCTGGGTGGTTCCGGAATCGGTTCTTCGTCTTCCGGTTCAGAACCATCACCGTCATTCGCCAGCAGCGCTTCCAACTCGTCGTCAGAGAATCCAACGAGCCGGAGGTCCAGACCCTCATGTTCCAGATCGGTGAGTTCCGCCGCCAGGAGCTTTTCGTCCCATCCAGCGTTCTCCGAGAGCTTGTTGTCCGCGATGATGTACGCTCGCCGCTGAGTGTCGCTCAGATGGTCCAGCACGACGACGGGGACTTCTGGCAGGCCCAACTTCCGCGCCGCCAGCAAACGACCGTGGCCGGCGACGATCCCGGCGTTGCTGTCCACCAGGATTGGAGCGTTGAAACCGAACTCCGCGATGGATGCCGCGATCTGCGCAACCTGGGCGTCCGAGTGCGTGCGCGCATTCCGCGCGTACGGGACCAGGCGGCCCACCGGCCAGATCTCGATGCGCCGAGCCATCTGCGGAGCGATGGATGTTGTGGTCAATTGCCTGAAGCCTCGTTTTTGCGGGCCACCACGTCCAGCGCGGCCTGGCGGGCCTGTTCATCGGCCATGCCCTGAATCTGCCCTTCTCTGCGCGCCAGAGCGGCGTTCTCCCGCATGAATGCGTCGAGGCGTGAGTTCACGGACAGGTGCGTCTCCTGCGCCTTCAGATAAGCCATCACGCCCGCGACGGTCGGAGCCAGCCCCTTGGCCACCTGCGCAACGACGTCCAGCGCATCGGCTTTCGGACGGAGCCAGACAATCACAAGCACCAGAACCGCCGCGACGGCAGTGAGAATCACCACAGCCCAGACGTAGGGAGCATTGGAGGAGGCAAGTTTCGCCGTGAATGTGGAATCGCGATCCGCCGTCATTGGTACTCCTCTTGTCTTTCCCAGTGCCGGGTTCCCGCTCGCGGCGTTGGCCGAGATCCCGCGCCCGGTGGCCAACGGCTGGCCCGTGTCGCGCCCGTCGCGGCGGGTTGGCCAGTGGTGCCAGCCCGTCTGGCGGCGCGAACGGGGCGCGCCGGGTGGGGTGACCACCGACCACCTCTTTTTTCGGCTGACGCTAGCGAAGTTGCGCTACTCTTCAACGCGCCGCCGAAAGTCGCCGGGAAGTACCTATGCCTTTCACTCGCGGGCGCCTACCATTCCGGACGAACGCGCCGCGAACACGCGCGATGTAACGCGCGCCGATTTGTCGTCGTTGGCTTTTCATTTGACCGTACAATCAGCAACAACTTGCAAGAAGGCGGCACGCACCTCGGGTGGCGCATAAGTCTTGCCTTCGTGGTTTCCGCCGAGGCGCCTCAAGTCCCATGACCGCCCGTGCTCAAGTCGCTCCTTGAAGCTGTATTTAGTGCCAGCCACGGAATTCGCCGATGTCGGCTTCGGCTCGCCAACTCGCAGGAAGAGAATCGCCCGCATGACGTGTCCCTTCCGGCTGCGCACTAGGCGGTCGATCAATCCCGCGGATTGAAGCCGCCCCAACCGTTGCTCATTCACATGCGCGTACAGGCTATGGTCAGCACGATACACCGGTATCAAAATAGGCTTCATGACTGTTGGGCACACGTAGGACAGCAGGAAATGCTGCGGGACTGGATTCAAGAGCGTCCCGACGCTCGGAGTAGCTCGGCCTTCGGAGGGTGCGCTCGGCGCTGGCCTGTTGAACGGCTTCGACACTATATACGCACGCGAAGCCGATTCTGTCTCACGCCGTCACTCGAATGAACCTCGCACGCTTCACGCACTTCACAGAGTTCACGCGGTTCCGCTCTATTTGTTTCTGGATTGGGAAACCGTCCAAAACGTCCTTTCTCGTGCGTGAATACAAGATAGAGTGAACCGCGTTAACCGCGTGAACTCAGTGACACTACCCGTGGTCCTTCACGATTAACCCAATTCCGATGTAACACCATGAGAGCCTGTTGTTTACAGTCCGCTGGCGCTTCTCAAGGGTTGGCCGCAACTGGGCAATGGCGCGGCCGAGCGCCGTCTTACTGACCGTTGGCCGGCCCTTCGCCACGCGGTCCTGGTTGTAGTCCTGCCAAAGCCGGTCGGCCGGGATCAGCGCATCGGGTTCGAGCACCGTGTTGCGGTCGAGCCAGACCGCGACAGGATCAGTTGTTTGCCGAAATTCGTCCATTGCGCGCCGTATGGATTCGCTTTCACTGAGCCCGTTGGCGCGGATCGCCTTGAGGGATTCGAGGGCCTTGTTCAACACGCCGCTGAGTTCGGCGGGATCGGCCAACATCGCATCCAACTGGTCGCGAGGTAGTGTGCTTGGATCGCCCGCGTGAAATGTTCGCTCGAAGGGAACGACCACCCACCGGCGGAAGAACGCCGACGATGCGTCCTGGCTCTTGGGCGGGTGGTTGGCCGAAAAGATCAGCCGCGCGAACGGCACGAATTCGAAGGACTCTTCGAACTTCCGCTCAGCCAACAGGGCATCGCCGCCTGTGATCGCCTTGAAGATCGAGGTGCTGGAAAGATCCTCACTGGGCAAATCGGGGCAGATGTTCGCGAGTCTGCCGACAAGGCGCGCGACCGAGAAGCGATCGTTCTCCAGCCGATGAAGACTGATGGCCGCCACATTCTGCCGGCCAACGAACGCCAGTACGGCGCGCAGGTAGGTGGACTTTCCGTTCGCCCCGTCGCCCATCAGCAAGACCGCCTTCTGAATCGAAGTATCCGGCGTCGCCAGCCAGGCGGGGATCTCCCACGCGATGGCCTCTGAATCGCCGGGGAACACTTCGCTGATGAACTTATCCCAGGCTGGACACTGCGCGGCGGGGTCGAACTTCACTGGGAGCTGGATGGGCGAGAGGAAATCGGCTGAGTGCGGCGAGAGCGTCCGCGTGTTGACATCTAATAGACCGTTCAGCAAATTAACGACATCGACTTTTGGCCTTTCCCATAGCAGGGGCGCATCGACCTCGATGTATTTCACCACCTCCTCGGCCTTGTGGCTACTCCATTTTGACGATAGCCGCATGCGCTCCAGAAGCTGTTTCACCTGCTGACGAACAAAGGAGGCGCCATCCGAGTGATAGTTTCCGCCGCGGAAAATGTACAGCCGTCCGCCGACGTCCTGGGCAAATCGGTGCCGACCTGAGATCAGTTCGGCAATCTGATGAACGCTGATCTCGTCATCGTCTGCTGGTTTCTCGAAGTCGGCGGTTTCCACCAACTCCAGGACCTTTTCCGGTCCGACGTTCGCCAGTAGATCGTCTATTCCTTTCCCTTGAGCGATGTCCCAGGTGACGAACGCGACTTCCGCACCACGGGTCCGCAGTTCGCGCGCCAGGAGGCTTCTGGCGATTTCAACCTGCTCGTTCTTGTCGGCGTCTGCGTCAAAGGCGATGATCACGCGGCGACCTTCCCAGAGTACGAGGTCGAGGTCGGGGATCACACCCTTAACATTGCGTCGGTCGCCGTTCGGGCCAGTGGTCTTACCGACCGTGCCACGCCAGTTCCAAACGCCCGCCAATCCGAGCGGCAAGAATCGAGGAGCGGCCGATTCGTGATTGGCGAGACGCCAGAGCGCGAGCGTTTTGAACTCGCCCTCAGTCACGATCACTGGTGTGGCGACTGCCTTCACCAAGTCCTGAGAAGTGCCCGGCACGAAATAGATCATGTTCTTTCGTCCAGGCGGTGACAAATACTTCCCGCGCTCCCTTGGTTTGCCGTCCTTATACTCTATTTCGGGGTGGTCGCGGCGCAGGCGCCACTCCCGAATGCGGGATTCACCCGGCAAGAAGTATGGGATCGCCAGACCCTCATACGAAGCATGATCCTGTCGGCCAACGAGGGAACGCCCCGTGCCGGAATCGACGCGCCGGATCTTGGCTGCTGCGGCAAGTCCGCGATCAATCCATCGCCCCGCGAGACTTGCGTAGTCCGCATCCGTGAGCGCCGGCCCGGTTCCCTCATTCACTGGTGAAGGCCCGTTCGCTGTCGCATGCATGATCACGCCCCGACGGGGATAAGCCCGCCTCTGTGAATGCTGCCCGGAGCCGCCCGATGGCGCGATAGACTGTCGCGCGGGAAACGCCCAGCTTTTGGCCGATCTCGATGGCCGAGTAACCGACCAAGCACCGCGCCACGCTCCGGTCGAACGAGGACAAGCCGGCCAAGACTTGCGAGACAGCGGCCGGCAGGTCGGCGAGTCTGTTCGGCGCTGCCAGCCCAAGGAGCTCCTCAATCGACTCTTCCCGGAATTGGCCGGATCGCTCCGAACGCATCGCACGCACCAGCGACGTCATTCTGTTGGCGACAACTCGTTCCGAGAACGTGCGCCAACTCCCGCGCTGCGGATCATAGGCTGGACGTTTTCGCCAGAGTTCCAACAAGGCCTCTTGCTCGAGGTCCTCGCGGGTGTCGGTCGGGAGCTGGCAGAGGGTAACGGTCGCCGCCGCGCGCACGGCTGCGAGACGACAGGTGGCGGAAAAAGACTGCTCGAAGATACCCTCAACCACGCTCGGCTCCGCTTGAGTTGGTATGGTGCTCGACCTCCATCGAAAACGGGAGGCCATGTCGCACTTCGAGACAACGAATCTCCCCAGCTTCGACCGCGCGCACGTACTCAAACAGCTCGATGACCTGGCGCTTGAGTGTGAATTCGTCTCGCGACATTCGACGGACCGCAGACTCTTCGCCGGCGAACTTCACGCTGCGCACCATCGTCGGCCAGGGATCGAGCACCAGTTCGCCACGCTCTATTCCCAGAGACTCGAAGCGGCCGAAGCATAGCCGCTGCATAGCGGTCACAAATGCGCGCTCCGACGGTCGCAGGTCGTGTGTGGAGGTAGGCTTGCTCATCGCACGGTCCCATCCTCAAGACGATACTGGACGTACTTTGCTCGCTGAAAGCACTGGAGCCGTGCTCCGCGCATAACGCCGAGAAGCATGTCGAGTTTCTCGCATCGCCACTCCTGCTTCATCAATACCCTCCATCGAGGAATCGATTGCAGAATACGTGGTTATGCGAATCTCGTGTTGTCAGCGGACGGTTGCTGGATGCCGGGCGGGCCTATTCGACGCGGCTATCAAGCAGCAAGATTATTTCGCTGGACGTTGGCTGGACGCACGAAGCTCCTCAATGACGACCTTAACTGCTCGCAACTGGTAAAGGTACTTTGATTCCCTGGGTCGCCGGTCGTCATTCTGCTTCCATCCGCCGAGTGGTTTCTGTTCCCGATAGCGATCCAGTCTCTTGCGCAACGCTTCCTTCCCCAAATTAAAGACCTCAGCAAGCCGACTGTGCGTGTACCATCCGTGCTCATCCAGCCCAAGGATCGAGATACTCGATGTGAACTGCACGGGGTCTACATCTCCGGAACCATCCCTTAGCTTTGGGATCTCCGGCCACTTCGCTCCGCGCCGGTAAGCTGTAATGATCCGAATCGTCCTATCAGTGAGCGGACGATCGCAACTCGTGCATCGGTAATCCTCTTCCTCATCGATCGCTTCCTGGTAACCTGACAGAGGCGCCGCCATTTCACAATACGCGCACTCAATCATCTCAATTCGCAGGAGCAATTCCTCCTGCGCGAGCAGATCGAGGGTCGAGTGCATCTGATTGGGATCGACATTCAGGAGGCTGGCCAGATCATCAGGCCGGATGACCACGGCTGTTCCCATTGCGCCCAACTGGGATTCGAGCCGCTCGAAGACGCGCGCAAGATCCGGGTGTTGTTCAGCTAAGCGCGCGCATTCTGTGAAGGACATACCTCAATACTTCCTCCGTGTTCGGCGTCGGGAAGTTGACACGTGATCTCCTGCCCACGATGATCACGTGAACGTCTTCGCGCAAGGGATTCACGCCGGGGCCCGGCTTCTTGGCCGCAAGCCAGTAGAAGTTGCCCAATTGGCCGACGCTGTTTTTCCGCACGCTATCCATCGCCTCATCTATGTATTGCTCGCCATGTACGGAGTCTTGTGGGCTTGGACTGCGTGCCGACACCCGCCTGCCTCCAGGCGAGCGATAGTCGATTCCGTGAGAACGTGCCTCGGCCTGGCCATTCTTCTCAAGCTCGTGAAGCTTACGGATCACCGAATGGAAGTCAACTGTACTGAACTGCTTGATGTCGAGCCAGGGTTTGACAAGCTGAGAGAACTGCTCGACGAGTTTCTCATAGTCTCCGTCCTCTTGGAGTTGCGTAATCTGGAGCATCGCAACGTTCGCATTCAAGTCCCACTCGAACGCAGCGAGCGTGCGCGTCAGGTGGTCCCTATAGGCCTTGAGGAATATTCTCTCTCCGTTGATGTCTTTCTCCGTGTCGTGCTCGGACGCTCGTTCCCGGTATTCACGCTTCTGGATGGCTGTGACGCGCAACTTCCCATTGGCGTGGGTTACCGACGACAGCGTGAGCTTATCAGGGAGGATCAACGGAAAGTTCGCGTTGAAGAACTTACCAACGCGATGGCGTTTCAGGAGACCGTGGACGTGATTGGGGTCCTTCCATGCCTGGACATCATGTTGAGGACCGTGGTAGAGCAAAACGTGTTGTTTCCCCCACGGAGCCTCGGAGTCGAGGAATTCCACCAGTTGCTCGCAGGTAATCTCATCGCCGTCAAGAGCTTCCTGAAGCCTGTCGCGCAATTTCTGCTTTGTCCCGGAATACCCGGATAGCTCGACCTCCTTGAGAAAACCCTGAATGTGAGACTTCCGGAGCGCCAGGACAAAATCGAGCAACGCCTGTCGCTCTTCGGGACTGTAGTCGGGCGGACCGAGCAGCTTCATTGACGCCACCTCCTGTCAGAGAGCAGCTGGGAAGGCATCGCGTCCTCACCGAAATAAAACCGCGCGGCGTGGCACAGAATGTGACGCCTGGTCATGCGAGTGAACCTCCCCGGACGCGAATCCTGATGTCCTGCAGAGTGCTGGCACGCCCTGCATCACGCGCCTCCCATTCGGGCAGGTACGCGTTCATCGGGCTCTTACCAAACGCAAAACTTCATTTTATCAATCAGAACATGGGCTTGGAGAATTGTTTTGATCGCCTGGCGTGCGGATGGTCTAGCGGATCGTGCCGGTTACAGTGGCTGTTTCGATGACGGAGGCCAGTTCGCCGTAGCGACAGAGTGCGTTCGCCAGCTGCATTTGGCGTGGGGTGCGGCATTCCGGCTCCAAGAGCCGAGGACTTCCTACAACGAGGACGACGGCCCGGGCACGCGAGGTCGCCACGTTAAACCGATTCAAGCTGTAGAGAAACTCCATTCCACGAGGAGCGTCCTCCGGCGAGGACGTGGTCAGCGAATAGATCACGATCGCCGCCTCCTGCCCCTGGAACTTATCGACCGTCCCTACCCGCGCGCCATTCAAGCGATTCGCCAAATCGGAAACCTGCGCGTTGTACGGCGCGACGATCAAAATGTCGTCGAGTTGGACCTGCCTGGCGTTGCCAGCGTCATCAATCCAGATGACGCCGGGGGCGAGGAGACTGTCAACGATGCCGGCAACTCGCGCCACTTCTTCCGGGGAAGAGTTCTGATTGCCTTGGTGATTCACGGGCACAAACCACAAACCCGCGGGACCGATCCACGGATGCCCGTCGATCTGCTGGCGCTCTAAGCCGCTTCGTGACTGCAAGCGGTTTTCGTAGAAGACCTCGGAAGTGAACTTGCATATCTCTGGGTGTAGCCGCCAGGTCTTCTCAAGAAACAGGCCCTTGTCGGCTGCAATCGTCTTAGCCCCGGCGAGCAGATGCCCGAGTGCGGAAGCCTCGGCACCCTCGGGATGGCTTCCTCGCAGCGGCTGGTCCAATTGTTGTGGGTCACCCAAGAGAACGATGCTCTTTGTAGCTTGGACCACTGCCAGCGCGTTCGCCAGAGACATCTGCCCTGCTTCATCTACAAACAGGACATCGACCGCTTCGAAGAACTCTTCTCTTGACCACATCCATGCGGTGCCCGCGGCGACCTGAGCAGCGCCCTCGTTGAGCGTCGTCAAAGGGTCCTCATTTCGGGTCGTCAGAACTATCCTCTCCGGCGGGTCTTCTTCCGGTTTTTCACTCACCTTCTGTACACAGCGCAGCCAATTCAAACCAGTTTCGTCGGCGGCCTCGAGCACCGCGTCCAGCAGGTTTCGAACTACCTTGTGGCTTACGGCCGTAACCCCTACCTTTTTCCCCTGGCGGACCAGCTCACAGATCATTCGCGCACCGGTGAAGGTCTTGCCTGAGCCAGGCGGTCCTTGGATAGCTAGCACGGAATGATCGAGCGACATACCGACCCTCTTGGCAGCATCCACGGTGGATTCATTTGGGCGAGCGAGTTCTCCTTCTCCAGTGAGCCGTGGCGGTCGGCGCAGCAGAAGGTCCCGACCGGCACGGTGAGCACCAGGCGCATCGATCCCGTTGTCTCTAACCCACGTCGCCAGGCGGAACAAGGATTCGGCCAAGGACTCCCAGTTCGGCCCCCTGGTATCCAGGAACACAGAGGACGGATGCGTGTCGATGGTCTTCTTAGTTTTCTTAATATCGACCGTGCAATCCGCGAAGTCTATCGCCAACACCTCGCCGATTTTGTCGCCTTTCTGAAGAACCGCATCTCCCTCGCGTATTTCTGTCTCTTGCTTAGGGAACGAGTAGCGGTCAACGGGAAGCTTTCCATTGAGACCAAGCCGGCGGATCAGCGTCAGTCCGCCCAACCCCGACTTGTCGTACAGAAGTTCCTCTTCAGGCAGGTCCTTTAATCGGAAGAATTCCCACCAGTCTGCTTTGCTTTCCCGCCGATGCCAGTCGAGAAGATTCGCGAGCAACCAGAGCGCTCTCTGTTCGTCGGTACGTTCCTGGTCGTCTGCCGGAATATCTTGGGTGAGCTGCTGAATGAGGGCCGCGACACGTTGTTGGCGTTCACCGACCGCTTCAGGGGGCGCGCCTTTCGATGGCGCGGGCCGGCCTATCTTGTGGCCGGCTTCCTCCAGCGCTCCTCTCTCATGCTCAAGCCAGTTTCGGAGAGATCGTGTGGAAAGGCAGTCATCAGCGTTGTATCCTTCGATCGTTTTCCTGGTGGTCGCGTCGATGTCCGTGAACAGCCCCAATTCCAGGCCGTGCTCAACGCGATGCATCGCCTGGCGCGAGTCTTTGAGCGGCACAGCACGCTCAAACGCGTGAAAGATTTCCAATGCCTTCAACGAGTATTCCTCGACGCTGGCGCGAACTGTCTGCTTCACAATCGCGTGGAGATCCACGAGCAATCCTGCGCGCAACATTCGATCCACCTCGTCTTCGCGCGTGGCGTGGCGTCCCATCATCCGTTTCAACGCCGATGGCTCATAAGCCGCGAAGTGGTAGATGTGCAATCCCGGGTGCTGCGACCAACGCGCCATCACCGAGTCCACGAACCATTCAAAGGCTTCCTTCTCCTCTTCGGCACTCGGAGCCCAACGGCATGCGTACACGGGCTTACCTCCGTCCTCGACGACGAATCCAAATAGGTACTCCCGGCCTGACAGCCCCACGAACGGATCACCCTCCAGATCGAAGAAAATGTCTCCAGGCGAAGAATCAGGGAGCCGCGACAGCCCCCGGTCGTCGGTAATGTCCAGCACCTCATGCACAGGGCCATTCTTCCTGCGTCCGAGGACCTGGACGCGCGCCTGCTCTCGGACGCGGACGTATCCTTCTGTTGATCCATGCTCGGGACGCTGCTGGATTGGCAACGGCAGTTGCGCAAGTTGCTCGACCGTGCTGGTTTCCCAGATCTGGAGTTGCTTGCGTTGCAGTTTGCTGATGCCCGCCACCAGCGAGAGATGATCGTCGCGACGCCACTGGGCATCGCACTCCTGCCACCAGCGGCAGAGGGGGCAATGAAGATTCGGTTCCGGGTACGTCGGCAGGCTACGAGACGCCCCGTCGACTACGTTTTCTAATCGCGCTTTGATGTAGCGGTAGTAGGCCGCGAAGTCCAGCACACGGTAAGGCTCGGCCTCAAAATCGGCACTAGGCGGCACCACGTACATTGACTCCGGCAGGATGTCCTGAACAGCAGCCAAAAGCTCCGAGTAAAGGGATAGTTGCAGAACGGTAGTCGCCTTGGTTTCGCGAGCGAGTTTGCAATCGTAGACCTCGTAGGACCAGGCGCCGAGTTTGCTCGGTCGTTCAACCCGGCGGAGCACATCCGCTCGGCCGAACCAGCGGTGATCCGCGAACGTAGCCTGGGCAATAACTGGAGCGCCAGCTGTCATCGCAGCATACGCCTCCGCGATTGCTCGCTCCTCGCTGTCAACATCTCGCAGATTCAATACTGTGAGTCCAGCATCCTGCAAATGGGCAAGATAGGTGGCCTCATGCTCCTCCCCCCGTTTCTGAAGAACCCAAAGGTCTGGCGATCTCCATGCCGGTGCCGGTCTCTCACCGGTCGCAACAGCCAGATCCAGCGAGGTTAGGTGGTGGCAGACCAAATGATTCGTCAGATCGGTGGCCGATAAGCGAATCCCGTCCGGCTCGATTTTCATGCCCAGATGTCCTTAGCAAGGATTCCACCTCTCACTTCGGAATTCAAGGGTCCCGTGCGGTGGTGGTGGGGCTGTGCGTGGTCTTGCAGCGGCTGCTCACGGGTGAGATCTTTAAAGAATGCGAATATCCCGCCGCACGAGCGGCGGACGTGGCGAGTACGAGATCAGCGAGTCGGCGCCGAACGGCCTGACTCCGCGCGACCTGTTTCATCGCCGAATATTGCTCGTGCTCAACAATTCCTGGGTCATTAACACGGGCATCCAACTTACGAACCAGGGCGGTAAGCGCAGGCTCAGGCGCCTTGATGCCGACATCCAGCTACAACGCCAGGTCGCCGCAGCACTGATGATGCCGCACTCGGTCAGAGCTGACGCTCCTCTTGGCAGAGGCATGCCGATATTGCAGGCGAACCGCTATGCGATCGAGCACATTGAGATCAGCGACGCAGAACTGATTGGCGCCGACGCGGTTCGACTACGTGCTGGCGAGATTATTCTGCTGAACGTTAGTCATCATGCCGAACAACTCGGACTCGTGGAGCGCCTCACGAACCTCGATCATGTGTGGAGCAACCGCAATCAGCTACCGGAAGCAATGGCGACCCTGGTTGCCACTCACCGTAAGCTCACTCGGTCTGGCCAGCCTGTTCCCGAAGAAGCAGAACGAGTAGTCGAGGCAATTCAACGAGCCGTGACCGAGAGCGCTGCTGACCTCGGCATCCTGTACCGCAGCGAGGGCCAAGATGCCTTGCCGGACCTACTCGCGTCGCTCAGCGAGCCGCCTGCTGCTCCGCCCATCGCGGTCGCAGATGTGGACCCGGACGAGACAGAGATCCGGCGCCGGACAGTGAAGGAGTGGAAACGGTGGGCAGCATCAAGAGGTGCCGCCAGTGCGAGATTCCGCCAGGCTGTGCGCCAAGCGTGGAAGTCTACCTGTGCAGTTTGCGGCCTGCATCTCCCATCGACCTCCCACAACACTTCCGCAGGGGTCGATGCTGCACACATACTTCCCTGGGCCGACTACGACCTGGATCATGTCTGCAACGGCATCTGTCTCTGCAAGCACCATCACTGGGCGTTCGACGAGGGCTTGGTCCTGATCCGCGCTGAGAACGGTGTCTACCGCATCGAGGTTCCGGCAGAGAAGTCCCAGGCCATCCTCGCTGAGGATCGAAATTTCGGACTTGCCTCCCTGAGTGATTTTGCAGGTCCCATACCAGAGGCTCGCCTTCCAAGGCGTCGTGAGGACCGGCCCAAAGCACGCTACCTTGAGCTACTTCGCGAGAACACCGGCTAGCTCAGGTTCCTGATGGCGTTCGTCATTTTGGTCTGCGGCCTGGAGATATGTCTTGATCCGCCTTGCGATCCACTCGGCAACCGTTACCGTGACTGCGTTGCCCAGCGCGTTGTAGCGCAGTGTATCCACCTTGTCAGGATCGGTAACATCAAGGACGTCTGGAATCGTCCAGTTCTCAGGGAAACCCTGCAATCGCTCACACTCAATTGGCATCAACCGCCTGACCCTGCCATCCGGATAAGACACATAATTGCGGCTCCAATCCGTGCCTGTGTGTCGTGCAGAGCAGGCGTAGAGGCAGTAAGCAAGGCTCGGAGTTATTGGTCCTGTGAGAGGATCTCCAATGCTTTTCTTAAAGGGGGAAACAGGTTTCTTCCCATCCTGTCCGTTCGACGTATCATCCCCTTGGCCGCATTCGGACTCAAAAAGTATCTCTCCGGGACCTCGCCAGTCTCGATGACAGCCGACAATGTAGACTCTTTGACGTGACTGGGCGACTCCGAAATACCTGCTGTTAAGCACGCGCCATCCCACACCATACCCGAGGTCGGCCAGCGTTCGAAGGATGATTCCGAAGTCTCTTCCTCCGTGACTAGAGAGGAGGCCTGGAACGTTCTCGATGAGGAAAACTCTGGGACGTCCTGTTTCAAGTAGGCGAGCAAACTCAAAAAACAGTCCAGACTTTTTCCCTTTAAGCCCAGCTCGCGGCCCCATCCGCGCAAGCGAGACGTCTTGGCAGGGGAATCCTCCTGCCCAAACATCTGAAACAGGGACATCTGCATTAGTAACCTCCTTGATGTCTTTGAATCTCGGTGTCTTGGGCCAATGGGCCGCTAGGATCGACTGACAGAACTTATCAACCTCGCATTGCATCGTGACCTTGAACCCAGCGTTGATAAATCCTAGGTCAACACCGCCGATGCCGGAGAAGAATGAGGCCAGCGTCGGCTTCATTTCGGCGTCCCTTCCAGAAACCGAATTATCCGTTCCGTCAATCGTTCTTTGTTCTTCAACTGGCACTCCCAGACAACCAGACATTTCCATCCAAGCCGCCGCAGAGCGGCGACGTTCTTCTTGTCGCGCTGTGCGTTGCGATCGAGCTTGCTGTTCCAGTACTCCGTGTTGCTCCCCGGCTTACGCCCATCCTTACATGTGTGGCCGTGCCAAAAGCAGCCGTGCATCATGATCGCAGCATGATGTCTCGGAAGAACCACGTCCGGTTTTCCAGGCAGGTCCGACCGATGCAGCCGAAACCTGTAGCCGAGCGTGTGCACCAGACGGCGTAACTCAACCTCAGGTACAGTATCGACAGAACGGATGTTCGCCATTATTTCGCTCCGGCGTTCCGCTGTGAACATGTCAGTCATGGCATCATCCAAACGTCAGCGGGATCTGTGGAGCCTCTACTAAGCGCTGGGCTTCTCGCTTCAGGTCGTTCAGTTCCTCCTCGGTGAAAACTCGGCGCCCGTTCCGATCCTTGAACTGCGTGTCCTTCAGTCGACCAAGCTTGAGCCAGCGAAAATACGTTGCCCGGCTCACCGAAGCCGATGCGAGGGCCTCCCCTATCCGATACAACTTTCTGCCTCCGATTAACAAGGGCACTGGAACCGTCCCGATACGTCTTGAGACACTATGATACAGTAGGGCCGGTCCTAGTGCAAGTGACGCATCGGTAGTCCAGCAAGCGGTTCGCGGAACCTACTCTACCGTCAAACGGCGCTTATAGCAGTGCCTCATCGCCTCAATCTCTTCTCCTGGCCGAGCAGCTTCCGCTGTTCACCCCAATGTGTGGGGGATGACACTCGGCGAAGGTGCCGCTCGGCCAATGCCGAGCCTGCCGAATCAGCGGTCGCTAACAGCAGTTCCTCTTGGATGTCGGGTGCCAGATTCAGCAGATTCATGATCTGGGTGATCCGCGCACGAGAGACGTAGCCGAGACGTGCAAGGTCGGCGTAGTCCCGGACCTCGCCACGGTCAACCATGTCCTGGAACGTGATGGCGAGAGCCATCAGCCGAGTGATTCGAGTAATGCGTGGTGGGTCGGTCGCCTCGGGCACAGCCGGTCTGCGGCGGCCACCTTTGTGGCCATTCGCCGGGGCAATGGTGATTTCGATCTGGAGCGTTTGGTTCGCGCTCTTCATCGGACTGCCTCCTTCTGAACCAGTTCCTTCACGCCGGCCGATTTGAAGCTCACCGTGATCTTGCCAGTGCGGCCGTCGTAACCGACCTTCTCCACCAGTTGGCGCAGGAGGTTCCGCTGCTCATCAAGGTTCATGGCCTTCCACACGTCTTCGAAAGACTCCATCGTGCGGCGCAACTCCTTCTCATCGATCCGCTGCTTCTCACGCCGCAGAATCTCCTTGCGAAGCTCCTCTGCGCGCGTTTCGCCTGCTGCGAGTTGTTCCCGGATCTCTGCCAACCGGGCAGCCTCTGGGTTTCGAATCCGTGCGATCTGCGACTTCAAATTCTTGACGCGACCGTTCGTCCTGTTCAGTTCCTCGCGCAGGCCAGCAGTAATTTCCGCGAGCTGCTGCCGCGCCAGGCGCGCGGTCTCTGCAAGCACCTCCGGGTGTACGCCGACCCGCCGTATGCTCTCGACGACCGCCTCCTCGACAGGCGGTGCCGACACCGCGCGCGACGTGCAATAGCCTTCAAGTTTCTGCTGCGAGCGGTAGCAGACGTAGTAGCGTTAGCGGCGTTCCTTGTTGGCCGAGTACGTCGAGTACATGCCGGAGCCACAGCAGGAGCAGTAGATGAGCCCACGTAGCAGAGCCTCGAATTTCACACGATGGGAGTTGCCCGGCGTCCACGCGTTCTGTTCGAGCCGCTTATGTGCCAGATCGAAGGTCTGTTGATCAATGATTGCCGCATGCTCGCCAGGGAAGATTTCGTCGTCGACCTTCACCTGCCCGGTATAGAGGATGTTGCCGAGTAGCTTGTAAATGTGGCAGCGACGGAGTGGGCTGCCGCCGTAGAGCTTGCCGTCCTGCGTGGTCCATTGCTTGTTGCGCCACCCGAGCTTGTCGAACCGCTGGACAATTTCCGAGACCGGCGTCCCTCCCAGGTAGAGGCGGAACATCTCGCGGATGCGGTCGGCCTCCTCGGGATTGATGGTCAACTTCCCGGCGCGCGAGTCGAGGTCGTAGCCCAGGAGGATGTGCCCACCGGTCCACTTGCCCTTCTTGCGCGCGGCGACTTGCTTGTCGCGTGTGCGGTCAGAGATAATCTCGCGCTCAAACTGCGCGAAAGACAGCAGGATATTCAGCGTCAGGCGCCCGAGAGGCGTGTTGGTATTGAACTGCTGCGTGACGGAAACGAAGCACACGCCATGCTTTTCGAACAACCCCATCATTCTCGCGAAGTCGATCAGCGAACGGCTGAGGCGATCGACCTTGTAGACGACCACGCAATCGACCTTGCCGGCTTCGATGTCGGCCAGCAGTTGCCGCACGCCGGGCCGTTCGATGTTCGCGCCGGTGTATCCGCCGTCGCTGTACTCGTTGGGAACCAGTGTCCAACCCGCGTGTCGCTGGCTGAGGATGTACGCCTCGGCCGCTTCCCGTTGTGCATCGAGCGAGTTGAAGTCCTGGTTGAGTCCTTCGTCCGTTGACTTCCTCGTGTATATCGCGCATCGGACGGGCTTTGGCGCGGGCGTGCCGTTACTGGTGGCTGCCATGCTTCCTCCCCGGCTTGCCGCCCAGCCCGAAAAACGCGAACCCGTTCCACGGCGTGCCGGTAGCTTGGCGCACGGCGGAACTGAGGGAACGGTGGATCTGGCCACTGCACTCGAAGCCGTCTTCCCGAACGCGAACAACCACATCCTTACCCCGGTAGCGTCGCACCAGTTCGGTGCCGGGCATCGGGAGCCGCGGGTCCTCAGTCGGCGCGACGCGCGCTTCAATCGTGCGCGTTTCGTCCAAGTCCTCCTTCAAGAAGTTCTTGGGAGCCCGGATTCTGAGGTCGGCGTCGTTGGCGATCTCCAGTGCGCGTCGGCGCGCGCGTTCCGAAAGGCCGCCGTAAGCGTTCGCCTGTATGCGCCAGGCAATACGCCGGAAAAGGAATTGTTTGTGATTCGACCGGCTGGATTCACCGAAGACGTCTCGGTACTTGTCCTTGAGCTGCCTGACGGTCATCTGGCGCAAGGCCTCGATCTGCTCGCGTACCGATGTCGTGCTAACTATCTCTGTTCTCAT